TATGGTTTTTCAACATGTTTTTAACGCTTAAATCCTCAATACAAATCACTTGGTTTTCGTGAATTAGTTTCGATGAAAGCTTATGTTGAAAATCTCTTCGGAGATTGGTAATCCTTTCGTGAATTTTAGCTACTTTTAGCTTTTGTTTACTTCTGCTGTTTGATCCTTTTTCTTTCCTTGAAAGATGCTGCTGTTGCCTTTTTAGTTGCTTTGTTTGCTTTTCAAGGTATTTTGGGTTTGCTACTTCTTCTCCATTGGACAAAAAAGCGAAGCTCTTGATTCCAAGGTCAACTCCAACCGAATTTGCCATTTTGGGCAAATGCTCGATATTTTCTTCTACAGAAATAGAAACAAAATACTTATTGGTTGATGTTTTAGTAATGGTTGAAGTTGTGATCTTGCCTTTGATTGGTCTGTGTTGTTTAATCTTGATTCCCGTTTTAAACTTAGGAATATGGAGCATTCCATTTTCAATTGAGAGGCTTTGAGGAACGGAGAAAGATTGTTTTCCAAGTTTTTTTTTGAACCTTGGAAAACCACTTTGTTTTTTGAAGAATCTTTTATAAGCAACATCTAAGTTTTTGAGTGTCACCTGCAAACTTTGCGAGTTTGCATCTTTTAGAAACTTTGTTTCTGGCTCTTGTTTTAACAGTGTTAAAGCTTTTGCATTATCGAAGTAGGAAAGGTAGTTTTTTGTTCTTTCTTCTTCAGCTTTTTCTTGGTTATTGAGAAAATATTCTTTTTCTTTATTAAGAAAGTAATTCCAAACAAAACGAGAGCATCCAAACATTTTCGAGAGCAACTGTTGCTGTTCTGCATTTGGATAGATCCTAAATTGGTATGTCTTATTTTGCAGGGGCATTTCTATACTACTTAATAAGTATAGTATAAGTTTGAATTTGCTAAATTATTCGCATTCATCTCACAGGACGAGCCTGTGAGTTTTCTGCTCACAAGAAATAAATTGGTTAAAGAAAACGGATATCGAATTAGTTAATGACCTAGCAAGCTTCCTTAAAGAAGGATAGAAAAAAATTTCAAGTGTTACCATCAGAAAAGAAACTTCTCCAGATAAAAGAATATCTAAAAAACCATGAAACAGTATTTGAAGAATATCTAAAAAACAATACAGAATATATTATTAATAATTATCATAATCATTATTATGAATATATAATTTTAGAAGACCCTGAAATTAGATATGAAATTTCAAACAACAGTGTAAACGCTGTTATTGAATTAAAACTTTTAACTGCTAATCAGATCAAATTAATAAGGCATGTTTTCTTTTCTATCTCAAAATCTGCTTGGTATTCAAAAATACGAGTTACAAACTGTACAAGGTTGTGTATTGGAAATGATTTGTTGAATATCTGCAAAGACTATTTTAGGTTCTCACAAAGGCTTGCATGCAGAAATCAATAGAAGAAACAATATTATCATCAAATGGGTTTAAAAACTTCTTGAAAGAAGTTAAGGCTTGGGCTTCGTCTTATCAAGATAAATATATTTTACTTTCTGAAGTCGCAGATATTACATTTTATTTGGATCATAAAAATATTGAAATTTCGTACAAGCTGCTTTCATCCACAGCTATTGTGAAATGGTCAGTATTTTTAGACTATTATTTTTCTAAGTCTGGTGAGCTTGTCCTAGTAGATTCCTGTTTTACAGAAAGATTTAATGATATAACTTTGACTAGACCAAGAATAAACTGTTTGGTTTTATAGTTAAATTTATAAGAAATTAAATTAATGGGTTTAAGCCAGGATGATTTTGAATCAATAGTCAAAAAAATTTATAAAGTAGAATTTTCAAAAGAAATTGAAACTTTAATAAATGGCTATATCCAAAAACTTCAAGGTGAGGAAATACTTTATGAAGGTAAATCTTTTGTTGTTTTATCTGATCCATCAGAATGGAAACCAACAGACGAAACATTTGTTTGGATTAAAACAATTGATGTTTTAATTGAAGCAGAGTTAATACAAGTAATTTTTTGTATTCTTGAAATGAAAGGCCACTCAAAACCAAATCTATGGCTTAATTTTCCTGGAAATGGATTTGGTGGCAGTAATTTAAGTTTTGATCATACTTTTCCATTTACTGATGATATAATTGATCATTATGACTTCAAAAAATATATTGTGAAACCTTTCAATATTGAAGGTCAAAAATTCTAATGCCAAAACCAATAACAGAAACAAATGATGAAATTAAAAAAGCGATTTGTGATCGCTTTGATCTTATAAGATCTTCCCAGGAAGATCTTATATCTTCTTTATTGAAAGAAAATTCAATTCAGCCAGTTTTCGGTTTATCTTTAAACGATGGTTTTTTTACAACAAAATTACATGACCTAATTTTTCTTTCACTAGAACTTAGAATTATAGATTCAGCGGCAATAAAACCAAAAGGGCCACTAAAAAATAGAACCGCAATTTATATAGAATTAAAATTTCTTTCCAAAACAGATATTTCTTCCAGGTCTGCTTATGTGATTTATATTGATAGTCATAAAAACTCAGATGAGAAATATGTTTATGGTTTTAATTTCAATTCTTTCTCTTATTATGGAACATCACAAAAGATAAAACAACTCTTACAATTAATTGAAGAAAATTTTAAGAACATCGTTCAACCTTTTAGTTAAAGCTAAAGTGATGAATTCTGAATTAACAATTTCAAAAGCAAAAGACCTTTTAGCAAAAGAAATATATGAAAAATATCTAAAACAACGAATAAACACAATATATGAAAATCTTTCAGGCTTAAAACTAAATTTGGTTTTTAGCGATTCAAGCGTTGTTGTTTTAAGTCTTGAAAGTTGTACAGCACTTGTTTTTACCTCACAAGAAAAGACTGATTTTTGTGGAGAAATTTGTATTGAATACACTATACTACATAAAGTATTAACGACAACAGATATTAGAACTGCATGTTTAGTAACACAACTCGTAAAAGTTTCACAAGAAACAGAAATAAGGGGAGATAATTCTGTAAACGTGAAAATATATCCCCCTTCCCTTTCACAAGAAGAATTTGATAGTTTTGTTAACTATGAAACATATCTTCAGATAGAAGATGGAGGATTTATTTATCCGCTGTCTTTAAAAGACATTGGTCTCGAAACTTTAAATAATTTGGTTGTTGATAGAAGACCAAATAAAAACATTTCTTCTCTTACAAAAGAAATACTAAATCAATTCGCTGTAGTAGAGATATTTTAGATGTTAACATTTGAACTTGAAGACTTTGAAGTTAAAGATTTTATCAATATTATTGATTCTTTAAAAACTTATAGTTTAATGGCTAAAATATTGAAAATTAAACAAAGTTTATTTGACATAAAGTGTGATATATTATATTTCAAGACTAAAAAAATTATTTGTCTCGAAGATCCAAAAGTTTATCTTTTAATTGATGAAAACAAAGAACTTAAAAAGAAAGAAATTGCATTTTTATGGACAGCGGAGTTTTTAACAACTAAAAGAGTAGTAACAGTTCCAATATTTTATTTGACTATAATCAGCAAAAAAAAAGAGCACTATGTTTCCATAGTGCCCATTACAGACTTTGTTTATATCGTTAACAATCAAACAAACAGACCTAAGATAATAGGTGAAAAATTTATTATCGAAGATAAGAATTACGAGGTTCTACTTCTACAAATTCAAAACATGCTTTCTCAAGAAGAAGAAAAGCATAGTCACCACTAATAGTTTTTACACAAAATTTAGTATATATTAACAACATATCTTCCACATCTTCAAGCTTTATGACTTCTTCAAAATGGTTGCAAAAAAGTGAGTCAATATCATTTTGAGAAGTACAGATATGAGATTCAAGCTTACTAGTTTTTGTAACTATTTTTAGCAATCCATTTTCCGCGATAAGTTTAACTTGTCCACGAGTCAACTGACTTATTCTCTTTTCATCGGAAATGATAGCAAAAGAAGAATCTGTAGGTTCTGTCAAATGCCATATCCCAGTTGAAGTAAGAATTTTATATTCTTTTATTCCTGCAACACTAAGAAAAGAATCTTCTGTATCATCCAACACAACAAAAGATTCATTAGAACCTAGTTCTTGTGTTTCCATGTTAGAAACCTCAGTTAAATCAAGAACTGAGGTTTTCGTCATAATAGCTTTAGACTTGGCGGATAGTTTTTTCAGGGTACTCATAGTGTGTGTCCTTTCGCTACACGCTCACCATGCGCACGCGCGCGGGTGTTGTCAAGGGCGGCGTTTTAAGGTTTCTTCCTTAAGAAAAAGATATAGTTTTTCTATTTCTTCAAAGTTTGAATCGTTCTTTATTCTATTTGCTCTTGTTGATATAATTGTAATATTTGATGGTATATATCCAAGCTTGTTATTAAAGCGATCTATTGAAGGACTATTGTCAGAGTTAAGTTTAGAACTATAAATTGGAATTCCTAACACTGGGCAATATCTTGGTATTGTTACGTCATTCTCTGTTAGAGAGAATTCAATCCCTTTCTTCTCTGCCCTGGCCTTTGCTGCCGCCAATAGACGTTTAATGAACGCCATTTCAGTTTCTTTAGTGTTTTCAAACAAAGATAATGTAGGGTTTACTTTTGTTTTTCTTTTTCGTGAAGAAATTGAAAGTTTAAAATTATCAGTCTCTTCAGAAATAATACTGTCACATTGACAGCGTTTTTTTTGACAAATTTCACATAGATCCATATCTTTAGTATTATACGTTTCAAGACAAGGACTTTGTTTAATGATACAATCTGTGTACTCGAATATGACTGAAAATAAAAAGCAGCTATTTTGCCAACTTACAAATAATAAGGAAAAAATATTTGAAGTGGATATGAATAGAGCATATAAAACAATTGATAAAAATGGCTTATATGGCTGCATAAGGGAAGATGGATTTTTTGAAATGGCTAATGAGCTATTTGAAATAATGCCAAATAAAGAGATAGTTGTTTTAGATATTTCAGCGGATAAGAAATATATTAGGATTCTTGATGATACGAGAATTTTTTGGGTTCATAAATATTGTTTAATCGAAGTTGATTAACGAGTATTTAACTTTAAATGTCTATAATAATCAATAAGCAAAAATATGAAATTCCAGATCTTAAAACGAAATCTTGGGAAGATAATATTTCTTGGGTAAAATATATCACCGATAAATCACCAAGAATTAAATCTATAAAAAATATTATTCTTCACACTCATGAAGGAATTGTCTCTCAATTATTACAGGGAATTGGGCCAGATTCAAAGATTGATGAAGCTTTAGCAAGATATCAAGTAAACACAGAAAGACAAGTAAGTTGGGATTATACTGTTGACCTTAATGGAGAAGTTGTTTGTCAAAATGATCCAGTTCAACATTATAGTTGGCAAGCAGGACAGTTTAATCCATCTTCTTTGGGTATTGAAATTATACAAGAAAATAAAAATGGCACTAGATATCTCTATGAAGAAGAGCTTAAAAAAACTGTTTTATTAGTTGATTTTTTAACCGCAGCATTAGGAATTCAAAGACAAATTGCTTGGAAAGCTGGTAAACCAGTTTTAACTCAAATACAAAGAGTTATTGATAATAATAATTTTATCGGATTACTTGGTCACGTAAATTTGACGCGTGACAGAGGCAGAGGAGACCCAGGAGAGCAGATTTTTATTGCACTAAAAGATGCAGGTTATGAATGTTTTGATGTAGGATCTAGTCAAGATATCACAGCATGGAAACAAAGACAAAAAGATCTTGGAATAGAAAATTGTGATGGAATTCCAGGAAAACAAACTGTTGGTTTATTGAAATCAAAAGGGTATAAAAATGGAATATGGATTCAAAGACCTATTGATGGTCTATTTTCCTTTTAAAACTTAAGATTTAAAAATTTACTAAATTCAGCTAAAGTGAAATAATCATTCAATATAAAAATAAAAGTTTCATCAGTAAGAATACCACTTGGAGATAATCCGTGTGCTGTTTGAAACTCTTTACACTTTTCTTTAGATTTATTTCCCCAAGCGTTATCAGGAGACAAACCTAGTAATAGTTGAGATAACATTGTTTTTACACGACTTTTACAATTGAAAAGCGTATCAACACTAGGCCCAGGATCTTTTTTTGTAACCTCTCCTTTATAACCAGATACACAAAGTTCATAAAACCAATGTTGTGATTTATCTGTAAAAGTAGAATTTGTCCAAAATGCTTTTGCTGTTTTATAGTATCTAGTTCTCTTGGTCTCTTCTATTTGTTCTTCTTTTGAATAATCTATTGGAACAAATTTTTGCAGCCAATAAGTTGCATAGTCTTGTGGGGATTCAAAATAAACATAATAAACAACAGGCTGATCTCCACCAGCAACATGGCCAGCATCTTTATACCACTTAGGAGAGGTTCCATGTTTCTCTTTGTAATCACTAACATAAGTTCTGTTTATTTTGACACCACCCCAGTTGTTTCCGCTCCACTTTTGGCCATGTCCTGTTTCAACGGCAGCGTTTGCGGCAATTTCAATTAACTGATCATAGGATAATGTGTAACCTTGTTCGGTAGCACAGTGATAAAATGTATCAACGCACCACAAATAAAAAATAGCATCAAACATTGGTCGTTGATAAGCAGTAAACCATGAAGGTTTTGAATGCTGGGTAACTTCAGCGTTTGGATCTAGCCACGTTGGCAATTTGTTAATTGGCATAAAGGATATTATTGTATCGCAACAAGAAAAATGGTTTCATTTGTATTCTCATCAAAAAATTCTTCGTATCCGTTGACTCCATGATCTGCAACAGTTGCTTTTTTATATATTTTACCGTAAAATTCTTTATCAAACTGAGTTTTAACTTCCCCATTAAGTTTATTGGTTGTAACAATAAAATGCCGAATGATTTCTTGATATAAACCATCTTCTCGTCTTTTAAAGACTTTTTTAAACTTTGTTTCGTATTTTAACATTATAATACCAAACCTTTTTTAGTTACACTAATTTCTTTATCAACTAGAGTTTTTCTAGTGCTCCTAAGAGCATTCATAATAAACTCCGCAGTTGTTGTGTTCTCAAGCTCCATGATTAACCGTTCTATCATATATAATTTTTCTCTATCAGATTTCAGGTATTTTGCAACTTCTACAACGACAGCGTAACATTTTTCCTTTTGTTCTTTTGTAAGTTTCGTTTCAAGAGAAGATATATCAATTACCGTAGTAAAATCTTCTTTTTCAAAAACTGCATCTTCCGTGGGAGCAAATGTATCTATTTTAACCATTTTTATCCGTCTCTTTTTCTCTCTTATTTATTTTGAACAAAGTTTCCCCAGCAATTAATAGTGTCGTTATCAACGTTCTTTTCTTTTGCTGTGTTTCTTCTGTTTCTCTTGACAATACAACTTCATTTCCCCAAATTTTATTTTCTATTAAAAACATTATTTCTTGCCATACTGTTATATCGCACTCGTATTTTTCTAGTATTATTACAATTTTTTCTGGTAAGCTTAATTTTAATTCATCAAATGAAACAACGCCTCTGGTATTTTCATTTTTTGTAAGTTCTGACTTATTGACTTCATAAACTCTATGAATTGCACCACAGTTGTTACATTTCACATAAGAGGGAAGTAGTTCACTTTTTTCCTTGAGCTCTGAAAATACAATAAATTTATGAAATACGGGTGGTATTGCCGCTTTGAATTGAGGCAATATACAATTACATTCTATTAAATGTTTTACGAAAGATCTCATTTTAGGTAAAAGATAAGTAGAATTAAGATTAATCTTGTGGTAAAACGAACGAAACTTTTGGTTTTGTTACTTGTGGCAAAGGTTGAGAGATAGCTGGTAAATTTGTTTGGACTGACATCTCTTTCTTTGGCATTTCTGTTAATGCCATCAAAGTAGGGTTTTCGGCACCTGTATAATTATCCAATGCTTTTTTGATCTGTCCATTAAATTCATCAATAAACAAACCTTTTCCTTGTTGAACACATGTTTGAGCAAGACTGATTATCGTCTTTAGTGTCTTATCATCAATAGACTGATTAAGAACTTGATCTCTTTTAACTGACATCATAATAAAGTCATAGATATTTTCTTTGATTTTATTTGTAAATATAAACAAAGATTTTTCAATCTCCATGTCCAATTTTGCTCTAGCTTCTTCTCTATTCATACCTTGAATAATATACGTTTTATTTGAAAAATGTTTTCTATTTATTTCAGAAACATGAAGAAAATAACAGAGACCCGATCCAGGTTTGTAACGAATAAAGAGGTTTCCATTATTAATATATTCAGTGAACTACTCACAGCACAAGGTTGTGAGCTTCCGAAGTTGAAAACCCCGAAACTTTAAGCATTTCATCGGAAATTTCCAAGTTTGCACCTGCTTTTATATTCCCTCCATGCCTGTATAAGTATAGTATAAGTTTGAATTTACTAAATTGTTTGCATTCATCTCACAGGACGAGCCTGTGAGTTTTCTACTCACAACAAATAAAAATATCTTAAGATACCTATTATCAAAACCAAAATTTAAACAGTTTTTGACTGATATAACAAATTGTAAAATATCTCTGACCGATATGCATTTAAATAATTTTGGCTTCAAAGCAAATGGAGATTTCGCAATACTCGATTTAAGTTTCTATGAAGGAAGTTACGAAATAGACTTTTAACTCTTGCTGTGTTTGTTTGCTATCGTTGATGCGGCAAAAGAAAATGGTTTTATTCCTGGTTCGAATCCATAAGATCTTACAAGTGAAATAAGATTATCAGAAATATCAGATGTATATTCTTTTTTTGCTTTTGGTGATACATCAACGTGTACCGAAGGAACTAGATAGTCTCCTAAAACTGTCATCAGTTCATTTGCTGTTTCAATCGAGTAATCGACCTCTTGGTAAATTCTTGATTTATCATTTTTATGTTTACCAAATAAAGTCTTTGGTAAAAGATGACTTGTATAGAAGTACATACCTCCTTTTCCTTCTTTGTATAATGTTATTATAGTAACGAATCTAATTTTATGAGATCGTTTTTGTGAATCTGTTCCAACAATCAAATGATATTGATCTAAATCATCAATATCAGAATCAAGTTTTGATTTGATCCACATTACCATCTCTTCATATGAAACCTTGCCTTTGTCTGGTTGATGCCATTTACGTTTTGCAGTTGGAATAACATCTTCTTTAGCTTCATAAATAACATCAAAAGGGCTTGGTTTTCTGGTTGACATCTATTGCTCCATAATGTTCTTATTATGAATCCATTTTGTTAGTTTGTCAAGCTATTTTCGAATACGTGTTTGGATTATCTTTTGTTCTTATAAGAAAGTTCTTTTTAATATATTGACAAAAAAAATTTTTACACATATCTGGTCGAAATTCATAAATTCCACAGCGTTTGGTTTTTGGATTTAAAAATTTACAAATAAATCTGTTTTCATATGCTTGAAATCTTAACATTGGATAAGAAGTGTCTTGATTGAAAACATCATGCCCATTAAAAAATGTTCGACCAATTAACATTCCTTCTTCCTTGTCGATAACGATATCTGACCTTTCAATTCCAGGCATTACTTTTTTGAGTTTTCTTAATATTCTGCTAATATCCTCTTTTGTTACGGCCCCCAAAACATGCTCAAGATTTTCTGGGTCGAGCTGACAACAACCCGCTGCAAGTCCTTCATATCCGCAACAGTTTGACATACACTCTTTTGCAGCAACCTCATCGGTTAAATGCTTTCTTTTTGATAAAGGAGCAGATTTCCAGTCTTCTTTTCTATTAAGATTTAGAACTGGAAGATGTACTTTATTTATTAGTTTTTTTTCAATCACAACTTCGTCTTTGGTTTCAAAATTTTCTAGCTGTTGTTTAACTTCAGAACTTTCTTCAGGAGTTAATTTGACAATCGTCTTCTTTATATTCAATGGTAACATTTTTTTACTACTTAACATAGTAATGACAAATCTTAAATTTATAAACGAAAGTCTTTTAAAAGAAACAATAAAAGAAAATATTATATTAGAAGCGATTGATGCAAACAATATTAATCTTTTAGCTGATCAAATTGAAAAATTATCAGGTGTTATAAATTCTAGCATGTCGTCTTTTGCTTCTTTAAAGATAGCATTAAACCAAGCAGAAAACGAAGCAAATCAAGCCGTAACCAATCCTAAAAAATCTGGGGATATAATCGCGAAAATAATATCATTTTATTCTAAAATATGGAACTTTATTTCTAATGACTTAAAGGCGCTTTCAAGATTACCAGCGATGAGGGACTTTTTTGACCCAACAAAAACACAAGATGATAATTCTATTTTATCCTCGAATCCAAAGGCGGAAGAAATTAAACAACAAATAGTTGCGGCGCTTAAAAATGATAATTCACCATGGTTTAAAAAAGCCTTGGCAACGCTTACAAAAAATACAAACTTTGTTTCAGATATTCCATATCTTAACACGGAACAGTTTATTCAAGAATTCATGAATACCCCAAGATCAACTCTTAAAGCTGCTCTAGAAGGTGTTAGTAATCAAATTAGAAGTGTTCAGAATCCAGAGGCCGTATCAAAAACCTTGACAAATGCAGACCCTAAAGACACACAAGGAAAAGCCGCACCTGAAATAGAGCAAAGTTTTCGTTCAGCACAAGCAGAATTAAATAAATTATATGATAAATTCGTATCTCAGCTTGGAGAAAAAGGACAAGTTCCAGATAATCAAGTGAAACTCAAGCAGTTAATTGTAAATTCATTTATGGCAAATGAAACACCAGAAGCTCTAAGTAAAAAAGTACAAGAAGAAATTAAATAGCCAAAATAAGGCTGTTTGAGTTTTGAATTAATTTTGTTAAACTGACTGCATTACGAAGTCCATGGATTATTTGATATGTTAACTCTGATTCTTTAAAAAGATTTGTTTGCAAAGGCAATGAGTTTAATATTTGTTTGCTCTCTTCACTTATGGTGCCGTAAACATTGTAATGTTTAAGCTGTTTAAAAATTTCATCAAAGAATGAGATAAATTCATTTTTTTGCATTTTTGACCAAGTTTTTGGAACTTGTATTTCAACAATACTTCCTAAGAGTCTTTCAATTCTCATATCAAAAAGTCTATTGTAATCACTAATTTCAATAACCTTATAGGTTTCTTGCTTCTCTTGCTTTCTTTTGATTAATTGTCTTATATGGTTTTCAACAGCCTTGTTTGTTTTTTTATTTTCAATAATTAACTCACCATCTTTTATGGTGCATACCTCAATACTTGGCAGCTCTGCTGTGTTTTTTGTTATTAACGATTCTCCACTTAAAACAGACACAGGAAGTGTATCTGATACAACTGAAATATCTGTTATTTGATTTAGGGTATCAACACTTGTCTCAATTTCAAATGGATATACCTGAAGTTTGTTTTTTAAATTGTTTGTTAATAAAACATTATAAACTTCATCACTAAATTTTTGTGCAACGATAACAACAGGAATTTTCGTATCCCACGAATAATTTAAAATATTAAAGATTTCACTTGATTTTTCAATCATTCCGTCTACAGTTATGATTTTTAAATCTCTAAGCTCTACAGTGTTCGTAATATTATTAATGAACGGTTTTGGTATAAAACCGTTAAACCTGTAACCGTTTTTCACTTCAATTATAAGTTGTGTGGAATTTGTTTGTTTTATACTTGTAAAACTTTTTAGGCCAGTTAGATTAAAAATTTCTTTATAAAAGGTTTTGTACCAAGAGGATTTATAGCAAAACCACTCATCAATAAATTCAAAAAACTCTTTAGAGGTAGGCAGATACTCTCTGTCTTTCTTCAATGAAGCTAATAGCATTTCATTAAATTTATCGACTTCTTCATTTTGCATTTTAAGAAAATTTAATGTGAAATAAAATGAAAAGAAACTAGACCCAGCGGCGGCTTTTTCAGTTTCTAAAAGACTTTTGTACAAAAGTTCAATAAAAACACGTTCAATATTGTTTTTTTTATTAATTTTGGTTAGGTAATTAAATAAAAATTTTGTTGTTCTTAAACTCTCAAAAAGTCCAAATTCTTGAATAAACGAGTTTTTCTCTGCAGATTGTGTCAGAATCAAACTATATTTTTCATCTATTAGATTCTTTACAGCTTCTTGAAAAATATTATTTTCAACAAGTGTGTTTTTTGGAGAGTTATTTGACATAATTAATCTTGTAATTTTTGTAACCAAGGAACAAGAAATGTCAACTACAGCAACAGAGAAGGAACAGTTAGGTCTGTTAATAAAAATAGTAAACAGATTGGACAAGTTAGAAAATTTAAACTCTGAAATTTCTAATTTAAATGCATCGACTGATGATCTATCGAAAGATGTTAGTAAACTATGTTCAGACTATCAAAATGTAAGTGTAAAAGTCTCTGGGTTGTCTGAACAGGTTACAAAACTAATGGACCCAGAAACTGGTGTTTATCCTAAAATATTTAAAATAGATTCTGATATAAATCGATTAAGTTTAAAACTAACAGAGGAAAAAGATAAAGATAAAGATAAAGCCACCGAACAAAAAGAATTAAATGAAATAACAAAACAGCTTAAAATAGTTGGTGGTGGTAAAGAATTAGAAAAAGCAAAAAAAGCTATTGATTTTCACGAAAGCTTCTCTAAATTAATGTGGATAGCATTTGGTGGTATTACAATTCAAATTATAGGTATAATAATAACCTTCTTAAAGAAGTAATGCCATTGAAAAAAGCTGAGAAGTATAAACCTGCAAATTTAGAAGAAATAAAAGATAATCCATATCTTTTAAAAAAAGAATATGATCTTCTTCTAAGATTTATTAATAAAGATTTTGACAAGTTTATTAACAAAGGAATTTTTTCCGCAGGCCGACGTGCAAGGAAAAAACTTACAAGATTAAGAACAGTTAGTCTATACCTTTATAGAGCCATTCATCTTTTACAAAAAGAACGAAAATTAGAACTTGACAAGATTAAAAGAGGATTTATCTTCAATACGAAGTCAACTAAAGATAGTTAAAGTTGTTCAAGTTTCATTTCAAGATATAACAAAAGGAATAAAAGTGGATAAACAAATCGTAAAAAAATCTAAAAAAGTTTCAAAGGAAGACAAGAAAACTTTTATTTTAGATACAAATATTCTATTGTCAGATGCGGAATGTTTAAAATCGTTTCAAAATAACGATATAGTTCTTCCATTAATAGTAGTGGAAGAACTAGATAGATTTAAAGATAAACAAGATGATATTGGTAAAAACGCAAGAGAAATAACAAGACAACTTATTGAATTAGTAAAAGAAAATAGCCAAAAAGTAAAAACAGGAATCTCTATAGGGAAAAACAAAGGACAATTGAAAATTCTAAATCAAAAAGATTTAGAATCAAATGTTTTAATCACTATTCCAGAATTAGATGGATCTAAAGGCGACAATAAGATAATTCAATTTTGTTTAGAATATAAACAAAAATTCAGCAAAGAAAAAGTTATTTTAGTTACGAGAGATCTGCTTTTAAGAATTAAAGCAATCTCAGTAGGAATAGATTGCGAAGACTATAAGAAGCTTTCAAAAGAGCTTGTAAAAACACTTAATATGCCTGCGTCTGAATCTGAATTTTATTCTGGCGTCAAAACATTTTCTATTTCAAAAGAAGAAATGGATAAGTTTTATCAAAACAAAAATCAAATTATCTTAACTGAAGAAGAAGAAAAAGGTCTATACATAAACCAATTTATAGTCTTTGAGTCAACTGAAACCGACGCGAAAATTGCGGGAAGATTCATTGCTCCAGGTCAGCCTTTGAAATATGTTCCATTTCAAGCTAATGCTTGGAATATTAAAAGCAAAAACGTTGAACAGGCATTCTTGCTTGATCTACTTCTAGATGATAAAATTAGTTTTGTCTCTGTTAATTCTAAATCTGGTTGTGGTAAAAACTTGATCTCGATGGCTGCTGCCCTTGAATTAACCCTTTCTCAAAGAAAATATAACAAGATTTTAATTACAAGAAATATTCAGCCTCTTGGAAAAGATATCGGAATGTTACCAGGACCACAACCTTTAGATGCTAAAGTCCTAACGCCAAAAGGTTGGGTTACAATGGGAAGTCTTAAAATTGGAGACAAAGTAATTTCTAGAGATGGAAAACCAACTAAAATTATCGGAGTATATCCAAAAGGTAAAAAAGAAGTATTTCGTGTTGAAACCGTAAATGGGCAAATCACCGAATGTTGTGAAGACCACTTGTGGTATGCAAAAACACAAGATGAGTTAAAATTTGGAAAACAAGGAAAAGTTCTTTCTACAAAACAAATCAAAGAAAACTTAATGAAAGAAAAAGATGGAAAATTTATTCCAAATTTCTTTATTCCAAAAAATGAGCCCGTTAAATTTAATTTATCCTCAAAATCAAATCTTCCTGGTTATACATTAGGAGTTCTACTTTCAGATAAATTTTCTATAAATAGAAATGTCAAAAATATCAAAATAACTGAAAAAATAAAAGAAGAAGAAAAATTTGCGACGATCTCTAATAAAAATCTATCAGACTTGATTCCAAATGAATATCTTTACAACTCATCATTCGAGCTGAGAATCGCTTTGTTGCAAGGTATAATAGATATTGGCGGCAAAACAAATAAAAATGGAGATTTAGCATATTCTACTAAATCAAAAAACTTTAAATCTAGTATTTCTGAACTTGTTTATGGTCTTGGAGGATATATTAAAGTAGAACCTACAAGCAACATAACTGAATATAAATTTAAGATTTTTGTTCCAAAGACTGTTAAATTATTTAATACTAACTTACAAAAAGCAAATAGCATTCGTGATACTGATATTGGAATTAGTTCAATAACAAAAGTTGGTATAAAAGAAGTTCAATGTATTAGAGTAGAAAATCCAGAGCACTTGTACGTTACAGATGACTTTATCGTAACACATAATACAGCAGATGAAAAAATGGCTCCTTGGATTGCGCCATTCAAAGACAACTTAGAATTTCTTCTAAATGAAAACATTGACGACGCCGTCGCAAAAGGTGCAACAAAAGGTAAAAAAGGTGAAAACCTGAAACATTCGTTTATGATGAAAGATCTATTTGAACGAGGAATAATTCAAGTTGAAGCGACGACATTTATCAGAGGAAGATCTATACCAAATTGTATCTTTATCGTGGATGAGGCGCAAAACCTTAGTATGCATGAAATGAAAACAATTCTTACAAGAGTTGGAGAAGGAACAAAAATAATCTTCCTCGGTGATCAAAACCAAATAGATAACACCTATTTGAATAAATTTACTAACGGTTTAATTGTGGCGATTGAAAAATTCAAAGGTAATGATATTGTTGGACACATTACATTAACAAAAGGTGAAAGAAGTAAGTTTGCTAACTTGGCAAATGATATCCTGAATGCAGAATAATTAAACTGATAACCCAGAAACTGGGATGCCATAGTATTCTGACAGATATCTTAAAACTCGTGTTCTTTCGGCTGTGGTTAAAGCTCTGTTGTAAACAAGTAAGGCTGCAAATTTTGCACCATTAACAAGCGGATAGTGGCCACTCCAGCCAGCCAATAAAATTGGCTGAGTAAGGGAGTTTGTTCCTGGGCTGGTGGAAAGCGTTGTGGCGGTATTTGAATTAGTATTTCCCTTAGAGGAAGCTCCATTAAATTCTGTCCAACCAATCCCAGGATTGGTTTTTACATTAACAGAAGCAATATTAACATTTGCTGTTCCTCCATATACAGTAAAGTAGTTTGTTGGATCTTTTCTGAAAATGACTCTATTGACATCTGCGGAGTCAATCCAGGTTTCCCAGTCTGTTCCATTGCCATTACCAACAGCAAATATTGTCAAAGGCTGGGAAGCTGTGAAAGATGGAGAAGTGTAAACTTGGTTAGAACTTCCATTTGTAATAGCAACAATTTTACCATTGTATGCAGCATCAACAGACTGAGTGACTTGATACGTTGCATTGCTATTTGTTGCGTGCCTACCATTGCCAGATTTATCATTGAACTGTGTAATTTTACTTCCCGACAAAACAACGTCATCAGCTTGCCACCAAGCAGCAAGTCCAGGCAAATCTGCTGGTGTTTTTATATAACGATTCATAAAATAGTTTTCAATAGAAGCAATTTCCTTGCTTCCAAGGGTTCTATTGTAAACAATAACCTCAGCAAACTTTGTGTTTGATGAGAACTGTCCAGTTCCAGCGCTTCCAACACCAAATTTTCTACCTGAAGAAGAAGTGGTTGGAGTTGCGGCTTTATTCGCTGTAGTCTCAATTGTTGTATTCAGAACTCCGCTTAATGCTGGAGTTGCAGAGTCTGTATATTTCAGGATCGCTGTGTTCCAAGAGCCCGAATTAAATCCAGTTGTTTGAGTTTTTGAGATTACTGTAGTAACATCGTTTCCCATGTAGAGTTGAACACCTGGACTAGTGTATTCCCAGACAGAGAATCCTGCATTGATTGAGGAAGCTTGTTGAGTTCCCATTATTAGGCAACTATTGTAAGTTGGAGCTGATGCAATATAAATCAATGTCCAATCTGTTCCATTGTGCATAAAATCAAAATCCCCATTAGCTCCAGCAAGCAAATATCTTCCTGAAGATGGTGCGCTGAACCCTTCCCAATATGGGAAATTTCCAAATCCTCCGCTGGCAAAGTAATAAGGTTGGTTGCCTGGACTAGTTTGGACCGCGTGTTCACCATTGCCTGATCTATCATTAACCTGAGAAACAGTTCCCGCCGATTGAATTAAGTCATCGGATCTCAACCAAAGTCTAAGACCTGGGATGCCTTTTGGTGTATTATCTATTTGAAAATAACTCGAAATAAATGAATGCATTTCAATACTCCGCTACCCACTCTGTTCCAAAAGAACGATATACTAAACTGTGCCTAAAGGTATCAGTTATTGTCCATGTCGTCGCACTTCCGCTACCAGCAACTCTTATTGTGTCTGGACTTGTAACTGCGATAACATAGTTGTTTGACCCCGTTACTTTTTGAACAGATATTATTCTTCCACCAGCACCTGCTGGAAGAGTTCCAGTTACTACTGTTGAAATTGTATCAACAAATACCATTTCGGTTGAAGTGTCAAAGGTTGTATTTCCGCTTATTGTAACTTCTGGTATTCTTGCCCCACCCTGATACGTTGCAACAACAGCAGTTAATCCTATTGTTAATGCGCCACCGCGCAAAACGGTGGAGTGGGTTGTTGTTCCTAATGTCAAAATTCCGCTTCCATTAATCGTTATATGATTGCTAGAACCGCGAGTAAGAAAAAACTGACCACTTGATGGAAGGGTTAAGATTAATCCATTTGTGTAGGTTCCATTTGTTGTTCCATATACCCAATAACTTGAGCCGTCTGCGCGCCAAACATCTAACCAACTCGTATTACCAGAATCTCTAACAACTATTGATCTATAAGCCCAACCCAAAGCCAAAGCCGAATCTGAAGGGATTGCAACATTTGTTCCAAGTTGTAAAGGAACAAGACTGTTCGAGAATAAAGATTTTCCAGAACCAGAAGAAATTAATGGTTGTCCTAAACTGCCTACATTTGTCGCTGACCATGTATCAGATGAATAAGCTAAAACTGATCCATTTGATGCACTTGGTAAAGAGCTACCACTCCCACTTGCAGAAATTAAAATTGATCCATTTGATTGAGAAGCAACTGTTATTCCACTTCCAGCAATTAAATACGAACTGCCATCAGGCAAATTTGTTAAAGACGCTGAGATCCCACTGTGAATTTTAGCTGTTCCAGAAACCACCATATCTCCTATAAAAAGAGATTTTTTAGTACTACTGCCACTTACAATAAAATAAGAATCGGTAACAGTGTTTGTTGATAAATTACTAAAACCGAACAATATGTTTTTTGCCAGTTTAGCTTCATCTATTCTAATATTCGCATTGGATGCGGAGTTCGCAGCGTTTCTATACCCAATATCGATCGAAATATAACCAGAGTCGGAATATGGATCTAAAAACACACCATCTCCAGATTTTAATACAATGTTTCCACCTACTCCAGAACCAGAACCACCAGACCCAGCATTACCACCATATAAAGTTATTGACGAACCATCTCCACCCAAATTTCCTGTACTCGCTCCACCTTCCGCACCATAAAACAATATTGAGCCACCAAGACCCCCACGAGCTGTTCCTGTTGAGTTTCCACCTTTACCTGGGTAAATGTTTATTCCTCCTCCTGCTCCGCCATTTTGGGTTACAGTATTCATTACTGCCGATCCACTTCCACCATTCAAATAAACAGTTCCACCAGTTGAAGGTGAAGAGTCATCTCTAAATGCAGAATTTCCACCATTTACATAAACATCACCGCCAGCACCAGAAACAACTCCAGCATCCGATGAAATCAAAGATAAATTATGTTTTATAGATTGATCACTAGAATTTTGTCTTATAATTCCATTGTAAGATAATTGGAGACCATTATTTGCAGTCAAAACTTGGTCAGCATAAAGATATAATGCGTTTGTATTATCATTAAAATAAAAAGCTGGTGTTCCTGTTAAACCAGTTGAACCAGAAAAAGCAACTGATGTTGAAGTGAAAGCAAATGAAGAGCCACCAGTAGAGCCTGAAAAACCTATTGTTATACTTCCATTTGAGTTTGTTACAATCGTAACTCCACCAGAGGCAATAAGATAACTTGTTCCATCTGTAAGTTTAGTAAGTGAACCAGATAATCCTGCAAGTGCATAGATTGCACCAGATGAAACCAAAATACCACCAAAAGCAGAAACGTTCTTTTGACTACCTCCGCGAGTAGCTCCACCAGAAACAAACAGAAAAACGTCAGAACCAATTCCAGTTTGAGGAAATATTGTTCCGTTGATAGTGCCTGTTAAATCGGAAGCAGCACCTGAAGGGTATATTAAAATACTTGATCCAGATGAAATTATTTTCTCTACCCTTATTTGGTTCGCCCTAAAATCAATTGCCATTTTATTACTATTGATAAATAAGATAAATTAGTTTATTTAGTAACAATAAAATTAATGTTTGAAACTGTGCTGTTAGAAATGTTAATATTTGAAGTTGTTGAATTGATTCCACCAGATAGTTCTAATGTCACTTGACTTAAATTATTACCAGTGTCTTCCAAAGAGTAAAATAAGCTAGTAGGAGCTTCTGGAAGGGCTGCATATGTAATAGTTTTAGAAGATTCGTTGTTGATTAAAGAAGTCCCTGCTGAAGCTGTAAAGTAATTTAAAGGTAGATCTGGTGTTCTTTCTACGATTGCTGGATAGGTTGATGAGTAAATTGCTCTATATTTTATAGAGCCGCTAAATTGAGATGAAAATTCAACATTAAAAGATGTTTCAGATACATTTTTTAAGAAAAAAGAAACATTCTGTAAATTATTCGTCGAGTCATTTATTTCTACGGTTAGAATAGGTTTTATTGTAAAAGGTGTTAAAAATGAAATTGAAGAACCTGTTGTAAAAGAGGAAAATGCATAAGTGAATTCTTCATATTCGCCAATTGGTAAGATAGAGGAACTAGAAGAACTATTATATTGGATCGGACCAGAAAGCAGATAATATTGTCTATCAATGCTAAATTTAGTAAGATCTATTATTTTAGTTGTCCCATCATTATAAGTTATTGTTTCTGGTCTTGGTTCATAGCGTTCATAACCATATGTTCTTCTTAATCTACTTTTACTTTTAAGTCCAACCATTTTACACTATCACTAAGTACTTGGTTTTGTGGTATCTATAGACCCCTGTGTGTAGTACGATAAGAGAGAGCGCCTGGGGGGGATTACCTTCCAAGAGCAAGCTGGAAAGAAGACCTTCGAGTGAATAGTTTTTCCAATTGACTCTGGTATTCATGAGTACTAATTTCAGTTATCCCTAAATGAGTGAGATTGACTTTTATAAAACAATGTACTTTGAACTTGGTTTCCAGATGGTATTGCTTAATACTATAACAAGTTCGGGCATTTGTACCTGTGGTTCAAACTTATGTAGAAGTGTTGGCAAACACCCAGTAGATAAATGGTTAAAGAAAGATATAATAAAAGATAGATCAATAAAACCCTCCGAGATTGAAATGTGGATGAGAGGATTATTTGGGTCAAATAACTTTGGAATTAAAACAGGCAAAAGTTCTAATCAAATAAGTGGAAAACCTCTCATTGTCATTGATTTCGATGATGTCGAACTAGAGAGTGAGTTAATCACTAAATTAAGGCAAGTTAATACCTGCGAGGTTGAAACTGGCAAAGGGGTTCATTTTTATTTCTTTTCTGAAGTGAAATCAAAAATAAAACCTTCAAATCGCGGCTTTGATATTATTTCAAACGGAAGATATGTAGTCGCCCCAGGGTCAGTTCATTCGAGTGGCAAAAAATATACTTGGAATGGCCTTAAACCAATTGAATTACCAGAGTGGGTAAAAACTGAACTTACTCAAATTTCTAACGAAGAGACTTTAGAAGTCGAAACAATACCAAAAGCAAAAAACGATAAAAAATCTAGTGAAGTTAGATTCGTGGTAAAGTCTACGATTGAAAATTCTAAAAAGATACCTATTGGACAAAGAAATTCTACTTTGTTTAAAGAATTAATGTTGTTCGCAAAGGATAAAACAAAAACTTTAGATGATATTAAAGAACAAGCATTGGTAATCAGAAAAAGAATGGAGAAATATGAGAATTTTTCTCTCAAAGAACTTGAAGAGGTTTGTAAGTCAGTTAACAACTATAAACTTAAAGATAAAATAAATGTAAATAAAGGGTTTTCGCTTAAGGAAGCATCCAACATTTGGGCAAGAAAACTTTTAAACATTGGAATCATTCCAAATGAGTTTCAAGAGATCCTTTTAAGTCGTCTATTTTTTAACCTAGAAATTTTTCTTTTAGAAAAAAGTATGATAAAACGTGAATTAACGGAGACGTTTACTGGAACACGAGTTACTGATTTTATTGAGTATAGAGAAAAAGTATTTGATGAAGTATTTGAAAACATTCCTGTTTGGAATTATATAAATAATAGTTTTCAAAACTGGGCTAAAGTTTTCTTTGATTTAAAGCTTGAAAAAAGACTTTATGTTGGAGTAAAATATGTTGGTAAAGGTGCTAAAGAACGCAGAAAAACTGGTTTCGGGTTTGAATTACGTCCGAAGAAGGAAATGGTTGACCTTATTAATTCTTTCTTTAGTCAAGAGATAAAAAAGCTTATCGGGTTTACGAAAAAAATAAAAGGAACGATTAAAAAAGTAAATTATACAACTGATAAGAGGATCCTAGATTATTTTGGGATTCAAATAAAAGAGCCGAAGAATCCGATCTTAAATTTTAGAGACCTCAATATGTCTATCTCCGATTTGATTGACTCGGGGGGCTTGTCTGACACGTCGGGCGTGGTTACGCTTGCGCACTCACCAATTCCGTGCAGTGTAACACAAACCGAAGGACTAAATCAAATGAGCGATAATGAAAAGCTGTCCAATAAAACTTCCCCAGAAGCTAATGGCTTGAAAAAAGTCAAAGAGATTGAAGTAAAGAAAGAGTTTCATAAACTACACTATAAGAAATATGGTGGAATGAGGCATCTTTTGTTTGCTGAGGCTGATATGGATTATCAGTTTACAATTTCATCTAAGAAAGATGGAATGCTTACCGATAAAGAAGCTGTGCTCAGCAAGTTAAATGATCTTAAAAAACATGATGTGATTGGATTAGGATTTAAAACTGCCGTTTTTGATTCTATTGATTTGGATAATGAGGAAATTGTTATATATGAGAAGTATAAATTGAAAGATCGCGTGGCTTCTGAATTTGAAGCAAAAACATCTGTTCCATTTAGTTTAATAAACAAATATATTGATATGGAATATTTCGATGTTCTTTATCGAAATGGAGAATTGTTTGGTTTGGATGAAAAAGAGAGAATTCAGAAATTTGAGATTTATGAAGTTGATGAAACTGCGGTGAATGCTTTACCAACTGATGAGCCTTCTCTTTCTGAAGAAGTAAAAAATTAATATCTGTAATTTACAGATCACCAGATCTTGTTCCAATATTATATATCATGAGAAATGTTTTTACAAATCTACCAGTAGAGTTTCATGTACCAAAGTTTATTAAAACTATTTTTGTTTCAGACTTTTTTGCAAACGAAGTTCAAGGTGGGGCAGAATTAACAACCGAAGCTTTGATTAATCAATCTTCTAATCCTAATAATATTTTTAAGATGCACGCCTCTTCTTTGACAGAAGAAATAATAAAAGCAAATAAAGATAAAACGTTTATATTAACAAATTTTGTTTCAGCTTCAGTTGAAGGTTTGTCTGCATTAAGAGAACATAATGTAAAGTATTATATTATTGAATACGATTATAAATATTGCAGATTTAGATCGGAAGGATTACATCTAATTCAAACAAAAAAAGCATGTGATTGTTATAAAAACGAACATATAAAAGAAGTGATTCTTAAATTGTTCTTAGGCGCAGAAGCTGTTTTTTGGATGAGTGAAGCTCAAAAGAAACATCAAATTTCTAGACTGTCTGAATTAGCAGATAAACAAAGTTTTATTTTATCTTCCGTATTTGACGAATTTTCTCTGAATAAAATAGATTTTATTTATAACTCAAATCTTGATAAGCCAAAAAAAGAAGAAGTTGCGATCTTATCAAAAGAAGGTTCAACTTGGATAAAAGGAATTGAATCAACAGAAGCCTTTTTGAAACTTGATGGAAAAAACTTTGCACATCTTCCAAAAAAACCTTATTATGAGTTTTTAGTAGAACTAGCAAAATATAAGACATTTTGTTTTAGACCATCTGATAAAGATACTTGCCCTAGGGTTACAATAGAAGCTAAACTTCTTGGATTAGATTTGATTTTAAATAAAAATGTTCAGCATAAAGATGAAGCTTGGTTTAATGGTACAAGAGAAGAAATAGTTACTTACCTTAAAAGTAGACCTGCATTTTTCTGGGAAAAAATAGTTTGATCTATCTCAAATCATTATAAATTTCCCTGTGTGTTCTTCCCCAATAGCGTACAAGTTTTCCACTTGACACGTTTGCATCGTTCTCATATGGCTGTAATTCTTCATCTGTTTCTGGAAATGAATTGCCGTTTAGGTCTTCTAATTGTTTCAAGTGAGTCATTTCATGTGCAATTGTTCGTAAACAATCAGCAACGGCTCGATTTTTACAGCATACCGTTATTACATTTGTTGAAGGGTTGAAGGTTCCCGCTGTTGGGTCTTTCAATCCTTTTTTTATTATTTTTATGGTAAATTTAGAATTAATTTGGAGCTCAAACTTACAGTGTTCAATAAATTCTTTTATTATTGTTTTATTTTCTTCTGTTAGATCCATTGCACTTGTCTGAATAACTATGCCCATTGTCAGCTAAAAATGGGTGGTTAGGTTGTGTGGGCAATGAAAATAGATACTAAGCCAAAATATACATATCAAGACGTATATATTAAACCTGGGAGGTCATCTCTCAAGTCAAGAATGGAAGCAGATACAACGGTAAATTTTCTTGGATTGGAACTAAAAATTCCTGTTGTTGTTTCAAACATGGATACTGTTTGCGAGAAAGAAATGGCAATCGCTGCATATAAAGCTGGTACGATTGGAGCTCTTCATCGATTTATGTCTATTGAAGAAAATGTTGAGCAGTTTAAAGAAGTAAGAGACGCAGGATGCGAGTGTTTCTGTAGTTTAGGAGTAAAAGACTATAAAGAAAGACATAGTAAATTATATGCTGCAGGCGCGAGATATTTCATTGTTGATATTGCAAACGCATGGTGTCATCATGTTGAAGTATTGATGCATTGGTTTAATACAGATCCATATAGAAAACAATATAAAATTGTGCTAGGAAATGTTGGAACACCAGAAGGTGCAATAGCATTGCAAAATATGGGAGCAGATGCGGTTAAAATTTTGATTGGCTCGGGAAGTATCTGCACCACCAAAAATACAACTGGAGTCAATTCCCCAGCATTTTCATGTGTAATGGATACGTGTTTATCAACTGATTTATCAGTTCCAGTTATTGCAGATGGAGGTTGTAAAGAGATTGGTGATTTCGCAAAAGCAATTGGAGCGGGTGCGACGCTTGTAATGAGTGGTAGTTTTTTCGCTGGATCGCAAGAAACACCACCAGTGGTATCTGTAAAAAAAGAAATAGAAATGTTAGAAAAAAATTACCACCACTACAGTGATATTGGTTTATCTATGAGCCAAACTTTGAAAGATTCTATTAAGCCAAATTCAGGCATTGTAAAATATAGAGGTATGGCATCATTTGGATCTATGAAAAGGCAAAGTGATTTATTAAATGATCCAAATGTAATGTTGGCCACTCCTGAGGGTAAAGAAGTCGAAGTTAAAGTAAAAGGAAATGTGAAAGAAATAATTGAAAATATTGCTGGTGGCTTACGATCAGCAATGAGTTATACAGATTCTAGAACACTTGAAGAATTCAAAAGAAACGTCGAGTTTGGGGTTAGGCATAACTCATCCATATACGGATAATCTGATTGCCTATGGACAAGACAAAATCGGCGACATAACATGGTGATATGTCAGTGGAACCAAAAAAGAAAACGTTACCAGTAGTATATTTTGAGCAAGATGCGTCATCATCAGATGATTTTATTCTAAAAAAAATATTTGAAGGAAGCGTTTCAACTCTTCCTATGGAAAAAAAGAAAAACTATATTAGCTTTTCAGAGTTGCTAACTTGGTATGAATGTAGATTCAAACATAAGTTAAAATATATAGAACAAATTGCTCTTGATGGTCCAAATGAAAATACTGAGTTCGGTCAAGTATTACATGATATATTAGAAGAATATCTGAAAACAAGAGCCTTACCAGATTTTGAAGAGCAACGTGTTAAGTTGACCGAGTTGTTTAACAAACTTCCAAAAGCTGAAAAACTTGCGGAAGAACCTCAACTGTGGCAAGAAGTAATTGAACCAATTGCAACTCAAATCCCTGAGTTTATGACTAAAACTTTCGGAGATTGGGAATATGTTGCGGCAGAATATGAAATGTTTGAACCAATCGAAAACGAAACTGGATATTTTTTCAAGGGTTTTGTCGATGGCATTATTAAGTCAAATGATAAAGTGTATATTATTGACTGGAAAACAAGTTCTGATTTCTGGGATAAGAGTAAATCTAAAGATCCGAAAAAATACTTGCAACTAGTACTTTATAAACATTTTTATTCTATTAAGAATAATGTTCCTTTGGATCAAATTGAATGTGGGTTTGTTGTCTTAAGAAGAAAAACTCCCAAATCAAATCCAAGTAGATGTCTTTATATTCCAATCGAATCTGGTGAAAAAGAACTTAAAGAGGCAGAAAACCTTATTAAGAAATTTTTCATCAACATAAGAAAACATTTCTATACTAAAAATAGAGATAATTGTAGATTCTGCGTTTATTACGGAACAGAACACTGTAAAGGTTGATCTCAAGGAGAAAAAAGTGAAAGTAAGTGCCTATACAACAACAAAAGATTGTTTAACCAACAATTATCCATTCGAAGCCGCAATCAGTTCATTTTCAGATATTGCTGATGAATTGGTTATTTTTGACTCATCAAGAAAAAATGATGGAACAAGAGAATTACTTTCTTCTATTGCCGCAAAGAATGAAAAAATCAAACTTTGTTTTGATTCTAAAATTGATTGGGGTGCGCCAAATCATGGTGTTTATGATGGTATTGCAAAAGCAAGATCTAGATCAGTTTGTACAGGAGATGTTTTAGTTCAATTTGATGTTGATGAAACAATACATGAAAATGATATTAAAAAATGGAAGGAAACTTTGTTTAGTTTCTATACTGGAAATTTAGATATTTTACATTTACCAGTTGTTGAGTTCTGGGGAGGCCAGAAAATTAGAATTGATATTGGTCCAACAAAAGAAAGAATAACAAAAAACAAACCTCATATTACACATGGGTTACCAAGTTCTTTAACGTATATTAAGAATGGTTTAATGTATGCAAAACCTGGAACAGATGGATGTAATTTAATAAATGTATCAACTTTAGAACCTTTACAACAACATCTCCCAAATATCGATTTTAATATGCCTTTAAGGCAAGAAGCTTTATATTCAGAATCGTCACTTGAAGTTTATGAACTATGGTTTAAAAAACATGTAACAAACTCAAATATTCCATGCATATATCACTATTCTTGGTTCGATATAGAACGAAAAGTAAGAAGTTATAAAAATTTTTGGGCAACTGCATGGAATAGTCTTTATGGTGACAATCTAGAAAATAATCCAATGTTTCCAAATGAAAAAGAAATAACAGAAGAGATGATTAGAGAATATTCTTCTAAATTAGAATCTTCAACTGGTGGTTGGATTTTTCATAGTCCTTGGGACGGAAGTTCTGTAAATGCATTGACGTTTGAAAATGTTGGAGTTACACATCCTGGGTATATCACACCATGGATAAAGAAATAAAAATTGCAACAGTTATACCTGCCTATAATGATGAAAAATACATTCTTGAATGTATACAATCAATTTATAATCAAAAATTGAAACATAATGTTCACAATACTGTTTTTGTCACTTTAAATAATTCAACTGATAAAACAGGAGATATACTCTTTGAGTTTTATAACTCAAAAGATCTCTTTTTTAGAGCAGAAAAACAGTTTAATCTGGTTAAATCAGAACAAAATATATTTCAGGGAACAACCCCAACAAGAAACTTTTTATTACAAAAAGTGTTCGCAAACGAACAAGGAACATCAAGTCATTTTGACTATATAGCAAATCAAGATGCTGATGATGTTTGGATTGATACTCTTAAACTGCAAAAACAAATAGATTTTCTAGAAGAGAATAAAGAGATCGATATTTTAGGTACACAATATGTTGGCCGCATAAAAAATAGCGAAGAGAAAGATTATATTCAACTTGAAAGACGGCCAATTGATCACGATGGTTGTGTGCAATGGTTTTTAAATGGATTAAATCCAATCGGAAATGCTTCTGTTCTTTATAGACGAAACTTAGTTTATAAGATTGGAATGTATGAAGATCTTCTTCCTTTAACTGAAGACATGTGGTTTTGGTATAAGGCATTACTTGCTGGGTCGCAGTTTGCAAATCTCGAAGATGATTGCCTACTATACAATATTTCAAGTAATCCAAATTACTCACCAACATATCCCCAGTGTCTAAAACAACTAATAGAACTTATCTTAAAAACAAAAAAGAAATAATCAATGTCTACATTTTTATCTCTGTTAAGAACAGAACAATCACAGAGATTAAATTCTCTAATCGAATCTCTTAATTTAGATTCAGATTTCGAAATAGATGAATTTTTAAACAAAAACTCGAACCTCAAAAACTTAATTGAATCACTGTCAACGTTTAATAATACCAAACAGTATTATGAAAATACTTTCAAAGTATCAAACTATATTTTGGACAATCTTCAAGATTGTGATGAGTATGTGAATTTAGAAAACCTAGAAATATTACATTCGAAATATCCCAGTGTAAATGACAAAAGAAACTTTAATATTATTAATAGTTTTAGACCTAAAACAGAATCTATAGTTTATGATAGGTTAAAATCTATAACTGGAAGACTGCGTATAGAAGCTGGTCCACAAATTTTAACTCTGAAAAAAGAAGATAGAAAATTCATTTTTAATGATAAAAATCTTTTTATTATAGACTTTAGAGCTTTGGAGCCTAGTTTATTGTTTCAACTTTTAGGGTTTACTGATTTGGATTATAATGACATTTATACTGCAATTAAAAATCATTTATCACTTAAGTCAATAGATCGAGACTTCGTGAAACTTTCTGTATTGAAAATACTATACGGATCTAGTATAAATCATGTGCAAGAACTTAATAAATCTGAGGCCGAGAAGCTTCAGGAATTTTTAAATTCAACAGAAATAAATGATCTAAAAAAGAAACTTAATTCTGCTCTATATGAAAATGGTCAGTTATATAACTGGTTTGGAAAACCTTTACTGTCTAGAGAACAAGCTTTAGAGTCTGAATTTCAAGAGCATATGTTGATAAATTATTATATCCAAAGTTCAGCGACAGATCTTGCTTTATTACTATTATCAGATTTTTTCAAAACGTATAAAAATGACATAATTCCTTTTTTTGTTATCCACGATGCTTTAGTATTTTATGCAAAACCAAGCTTCAACAGAAGTGAAAAAATACTAAAATTTGATTATAAAAACTTTAATTTTTTCTCAAAAATTTCTCACATTTCTGAGTAAATTTCCACGCGAAACACTACTTATACACAGGTCGCAACGACAGTCCACCACCGTCATTTTTTTCTACTATTGATGACCAAAAATACCAGGACTAGATTGCTGACACAAGAAAGAACACACAAATGGCACAACCAAAATATCTGCAAGCAATAAAAAATAAAATGGCACCAAAACAACCCTTTCAAAAGAAAGAGTTTGTTCCTGCCTATCCAACCTGGAGACCAGAAATTGGAAAAAAATATAATGTAAGGTTTATTCAACCAAGTGATAATCTTACAGATGAACCTTTCTATGAAATTCTTTTCTATAGAAACTTAGAAGAAAATAAACGCTTCGTAGCTCCATATCAATTTGATCTACCAGATCCTGTTAAAGACAGATTTGATCTTATTCGTAAAGATGATTGGAATACCGCTAAAAACTTAAAAGCGAGAGAGTCTTTTTTCGCTCTGTTAGTTGATAGAACAAACGAAGCTGCTGGAGTACAAGTTTTTGAGTTCTCGAAAGATATTCGAGATGCTATCTATGGCTGTCTTCAAGCTGAAGATTTTCAAGATAGAGACGTTTTTGATGTTCTTGAAGGGCATGATTTTGAAGTCATAGTATCTCCAAAAACAGACAATAACGGCAAACCAAAACTTTGGCAAGGAAAACCAGTTAGAAACTATACATTTTCAATTAGAATGAAACCAACTCCTCTTGCCCCAACAGAAGAAAAACGAAATTCACTTTTAGAATCTGCACCAAAAATGATTGAGATTCAAAAAGGTTTCGTTAAATCTGCTGAAAACTTAGGAAAGGTTTTGGACGGATTCCTTGAAAGACAAGACTTAGCGGCTAACGGGGCAACCCCACAATCTGCGGAGCGTATCGGAGAAATTGTGATTGAATCAGAGGAAGAAAAAGAAGAGAAATTTTCATCGGCTCCACAACAAGAAACGTCACCCGTTTCACTAAGTAATGCTTCTGCTTTGGCTAAATTAAACGCTTTGAAAGCAAAAGCAAAAAAAGACTAATCTCGATAAGTTAGACTATTTTGAAGGCCGAGAACAAAAATTCTTGGCCTTTTTTTTTACCATTGTATTCATAAAAATCGGACTTATTATTTAAATATTCAAAATGGCACCAATAAAGAAAACACTAAAACAAGACCTAGGAAACTCCACAGGAAAGAATAGTCTCTCTGCTGATTCGAGTTCTGAAAACTCGACGGCTAAAAAAGCCAGTTTAATTTCAAACATAACTCGTGAAATTAATAAGACAAAAGGAGAGCGCATTGCATTCAATCTTAATACAGATGAAGATGCACCAACTAATGTCAAAAACTGGTATACAACATCGGCAGTAAAATTAGATTATATTATTTCAAATAAGCGAGGAGGAGGAATACCAGAAGGTAGAATTATAGAGATCTTCGGAGAACCTTCATCTGGTAAATCTACTTTAGCACAAACAATTTGTGCGCAAGCTCAAAGAGAAGGCGCTATTGCAGTCTATATTGATTCTGAAAATGCTACCTCACTAGAAAACTTAGCGGTTATAGGAGTTAATATTGATGAATTAATTTTCGTACAAGAACAATGTATTGAAGATACTTTTCAGTTGATTGAACAAATTATAACTTCTGTTAAGAATCAAGACAAGGCTATGCCTATAATCATCGTGTGGGACTCTGTAGCGGCCTCCGTTTCTAGAGTAGAGCTAGAGGCGACTTACGAGCAGCAGCAAATTGGAATTAAAGCTAGAGCCCTTAGCAAAGGTATTATGAAAGTTAATCAGATATTGAAGGATAAGGGAGTGACACTAATTCTTCTTAATCAAACAAGACAAAAGATTGGAATACTACATGGTGATGCTTGTGTTGCGCCTGAAACAAAAATAAAAGTAAAAGTTAAAAATGAAATAGAAGAGCTATCGATAGAAGATCTCTTTAAAAGATATGGCCTTAATGATTTTTCAAACCCTGGCATGTTATGTGTTGAGGATGAAAATATCGAAATTGAAAGTTATGATGAGAAAACAAAACTATCTTGCTGGAGCAAGATAACAGATCTTGTTGTAAAAGAAAAAAGTGATAATCACTACCAGCTTGGAACATTAAAGGGTACGGCAAATCATAAAGTATTATTTAATAATGAATGGGTAGAACTAAAAAATCACCCAGAGGCGATAAAAATTGATAAAGAAATTGAAGTTTTAGATCTTTCTGTAAAAGATACTAATTGTTACTTAGCTGAAGGTCAAATAAACCATAACACGACGACCCCTGGAGGTATGGCAATTCCTTTTGCTGCATCAGTTAGATTAAGAGTTTATACTCCACAAAAAATAAAAGAAACGGTTGACAAACAAGAAATCATCAGAGGAATCCAAATAAGAATTGGAACAGTTAAAAATAAAGTTGCAAGACCTTATAGACAAGCTGAAATACAAATCATTTATGGTAAAGGCGTAACAGATCTAGAACTTCTTTTTGATGACCTCAGAATATTTTGTGAATCGGACAAGTTTATAAAAAACAAAGCAAAATATGCTCTTGATGATGGGATTGTTGGTCAACTTACAGGTTCTGGTGCGTGGAAAACCTTTGAGCTTATTAACATTAAAACAGGAGAGATTGTGGAAGAAAAGAAATTCTACAAAGTAGATTTTCCATCAATATTCACAAATGAAAAATATAAACCATATATCCTCTCACTTTGTGATGGAGCTTTTATATTAAAAATGGATGACAAGGATGAATTTTCTGCGGTTACTGGCGCTGTCTCGGAGCACGGAATCGACTAACGGATAACGAATATTAGTTTGATCGGTTGCTGCCCCGAAAATGGCATCTTATCATATGGGGACTATGATGAATATCAAATTCAAACTAAATGACAGTAATGCTAAATTGCCAACAAAAGCACATGAAGGGGATGCTGCTTTTGATCTTTATTCTTGTCAAGAAATTGTGCTTGAGCCTGGTGAAACAAAACCTGTTGGAACAGGATTAGTTCTTGCAGATGTTGAGTTTTCTAATAATCTTGACAAATCTTATTTTATTAAGATCGAAGGAAGGTCTGGGTTAGCCTTAAAAAGAATTGTTCCAACAGGTGGAATAGTTGATCTTTCTTATAGAAATGAAATTAAATGCATTATGAATAATAATAGCATGGTTCCATTTAAAATTAATGTTGGTGATAGAATAGCACAAATGATAATTTATAGAGTTGCGGCTAATTCTGCGGAAATTTTGTTGTCAACGACTGAGACGGTCACAGAAACATCCAGAGGACAATCTGGATTTGGTTCTACAGGAATGAAATAATGATAGTTGAAGACTATATCAAAAAATTTGATATATTAGTATATGGTAAATCTAATGGAGATTTCAAATCTCATGACTTGTTAATAGAGGATAGTACACAAATTTATATCGTGAGTTCACAAGGTGAAAAGATCTATATTAGATTTTGTGGTACTACACCTGAAATGACTTCTGAATTTCAAAAATTTCTTGTTGATTTCAAAAAAACAACATCTGAAGAATTGTGTCAATCTTATCAGATTGATTATAAAAAATATGAGCAAACGATAACATTTCCTTTTATAGACGCCATTAATAAAGTTAATCATAACTTTATTAAAAAAGAGGTTTCTGAAATACCAACTGAGATTATAAAGACCGTTGTTAAAGCTATTTTTTATTATTATTGCTGGCTTAGATCAAAAGGATATATGCAAAATGATCAATTTCCTGAAATTTATTCCGACCTTGGAATAGAAAGTGTTTCAAATTAAAAAATGTCAATACTAATAGTTGATGGATTTAATAACTTTATGAGAAATTTTGTTGCTAATCAATCTGTCACCGCAAGCGGTGATCTTGTTGGTGGTGTAATTGGATTTATTAATACTTTAAAATATACATATAAGACAATTCAACCACAAGAAATAATCGTTGTTTGGGAACAAGGTGGTCCTTCACCAAGAAGAAAATCAATAGATCCAGCTTATAAAGCTGGAAGTCATAAACTATCAGAAATAAAAGAGTTTAATCAATACCGTAAAGACGGCAGAGTAAATCCATTTTTTGATGATAATAACAAACCCAAGCAATTGAGCTTGTTAATAAGTTTATTAGATTGTTTGCCAATATATCAAGTATATGTTGAAAACACAGAATGTGATGATATTATTGCGTATATTGCCACATCTAAATTAAAAGCTGCAAAGAAAAAGGTTATTTTATCTGCCGACAAAGATTTCTATCAACTTTTAGTAGATGATACTATTCAAATTTATGATCCGTTGAAAAAACATTTTATCTCCAAGGAGTTTGTTAAGGAAAAATTTGGAGTTTTACCAGAAAATGTTTGCTTGTTAAGAACAATGATTGGGGATAATTCTGATTCAATCCCTGGGATTGATGGTATCGGAGAAAAAACGGCGCACAAGATGTTCCCAGAGCTTTTAGAATCAGAGAAAGACATTCAATGGTTGAAAGAAAAGACCAATTCATTATTCAATGAAACTAAAAAACCAACAAAAGCATTGAAGACTTTACATGAAAGTTTCGATATAATTGAGAAGAATTGGAAACTAATGCATTTATCAACAAATGTATTGTCCGCGTCACAAATTGCGGAAGTGGATAATCAACTTTCAGAAAGAAATAATGTTTTGAAAAAAATGGAGTTTGTTAAAATTTTGTTTGCGGCAAAACTTCAACAGACTCAAGAATGGGATTATTTTTTGTCTGATCTAAAAAAATTAGTACGCTGATAGAAAATTTTTGCTAGGACACTCTTTATCTTTACCCCATGACCTATAAAGATAAAAAGGCTGTTTTAGCTGTATTTTTGCACGTTTAAATGAAAATGAAACAAAGGGAAAAATAAGTAAAAAACATGAGTGAAATAATTCAAGCCTCTTTTTCGACTAACAACTGGAACCAAGCTATGCAGGAAAGAATCATGCAAGCAATGATTGTGGATAAAGAATGGGCGGGAGGCTTCCTAGAAGTATTCTCCCCAGATTTTTTTGATGATGATTCATTACATCTTCAAGCCTTGTCCAAACTATACGTTAAACATTATCAAAAATACAAAGAGTTTCCATCAACTGATTTATTGTCATCAATGGTAAATGAATCTTTTAGTGGAGATATTTCTCTCAAGTCAAGAGTTGAAACATTTTTATCTGAAGTGAAGGCTAATAAACATCTTGGAGATTTGAAATATGCAAAAGAAAAATCTCTTGATTGGTGCAAAAAACAGAAGACATATCAAACAGTATTGGAAGCGACAGCGTTTGTTGACGAAGGAAACTATGATTTAGTTGTTCAAAAAATAAAAGAAGTTTCTAGTTTTGGAATCACCCAAAGTCAAGGATTAGATTACACAGAAGAATTCGATAGACGTTATTCAAAAGAAGCTCGGGTTCCAATTTCTACAGGAATACCAGAAATTGATCAGAAGATAATTCTAAATGGAGGTTTGGCTCCAAAAGAGATAGGTATTATCGTTGCACCAACCAATCATGGTAAATCACACTTATTGATTCAATTTGGAGCAGAAGGACTTTTAAGAGGCAAAACCGTTTTCCATTTTACAATGGAAATGCCAGAAGAATATGTTGCATTACGTTATGATTCATATATAACAAAAATAAACTGTTCTGACCTGGATGAAAATAAAGATATCGTCAGATCTGAAATTGAAGAGCTTAAATCACGAGGTGTTCTTGGTAAATTGATTATTAAAGAATATCCGTCTGGTGTTCCAACGGTCGGAACACTGAGATCGTTTATTGAAAAAATGGCTTACAAAAATCTCAAGCCTGATTTGATAATCGTTGACTACGCAGCGCTCGTTAGAAGCACCGAGAAGCATGAGCATACTAGAATTGAACTACAATTAATCATAAGAGAGCTAAGAGCATTAGCTAAAGAAATGGCATCTCCTGTTTGGACGGCATTGCAATCCAATAAAGAAGGTACTAAAACTGGGGTTGTCGATGAAACGAATCTTGCTGAGTCTTACGCACAGGCGGCAGAAGCTGATTTTATTTTAGGTCTTTTTCAAAAATCTGGTTTTGGCACTTTACATGTTGCTAAAAATAGAATGGGTGTGAAAGATAGAACGTTCAACATCTCAATGGATACTGCTAAATCAACTGTTGTTGTTTTAGAAGAATCAGAGGGTGTTGAAAACACATCTAAAGATCTTATAGCTAAACAAGCAACAAACAATAATAAAAAGTCTGAACTTAAGAACTTCTTAAAAGATAAGCAAAAACAAATTAAAGAAATGAATAACGATATTAAAGACGTTTTCAACGAATAAAAATTAAAAAGAACGGTTATACAAGAAATGACAATCATAGATAAAAGAATAACTTATAAACCTTTTCATTACGAAAAAGCATATGATTTTTGGCTTAAACAACAACAAAGTCATTGGCTTCCATTTGAGGTCGTAATGAGTAGTGATATCCAAGACTGGAAACTTAATTTAACAGAATCAGAAAGGTCTGTTATCGCTGGTGTACTAAAAGGGTTTATTCAAACTGAATTAGTTGTGGAAGATTACTGGGCTTCCAGAGTCGCAAAATGGTTTCCACACCCTGAAATTCAGATGATGGCTTCGACATTCGGGGCATTTGAGTGCTTTGACAAAGAAACGGAATTGTTAACATCTTTAGGATGGAAAAATGTATCTGAGTTAACAATAAAAGATATTGTTGCACAATATGATATAAACACTAAAGAAATCACATTTGTCAATCCTTCAAGAGTTGTAAGCTATCCATATAATGGAAAAATGCATGTTTACAAATCGACATCAACCGATATTTGTGTCACGCCAAATCATGAATTAATTTTGATTCATCCTTCTAGTAAAAAAGTGAAAAAGAAAAAATCTTTTGAAGGAAAGTGGGGATCTAATTTTCTTTATCCAAATGCTGGTTTTTCTGTCGGGTCAAGCAAAATTTTAACTTCATTTGAAAGACTACTTATTGCGCTACAAGCAGATAGTTGCTTACGAGGCTTATGTCCAAAAAGTAAAGCTTCCTGGAAAACTGTCGACTTTAAACTAAAGAAAGAAAGAAAGATAAAGCGTTTAGAATTATTATTATCAGACTTAAACTTATCATACTCTAAAAAAATATTAAAAGACGGATTTGTTAATTTTACTTTCTCAGTTGGAGAATTAGTTGATATTGAAAAAGTAAAAAACTTTGGTCATTTTAATTTAGAAACATTTTCAACTGAAAAAGCAAAAGAATTCGTTGAAGAAGTTTTGTTTTGGGATGGTTCCGATGGTAGAAGCTGGTATAATACCAATAAAGAAGCAATTGATTTTGTACAAGCAGTTTCGGTATTAGGAAATATAGCTGTAAGTTTATCCGTTAATAGAATAAAAGAAAAGTCGTTAACTGTAATGTTACCAAATGGAAAAACATCAAAAACTGCCAAAACTTGCTATGTTTTAACTTTTTCAAACCAAGTGGAAAAAACATATCCATATAGAACAGAAATAGATTATAACGATAAGGTTTATTGCGTTTCTGTTCCAACTCAAAATATTATTTCTAGAAGAAATGGTAAGATTGCGTTTACTGGGAACACTGTTCATGCCATTGGATATGCCTATCTAAATGATAGTTTAGATTTAAAAGATTATGATGCGTTTCTTCAAGAACCAACAGCCAAAGCTAAAATCGATAGATTATTGAATATTGATCCAAATACGAAAGATTTAAAAGAAATAGCAGTCTCTCTTGCAATATTCTCTGCTTTTACTGAAGGCGTTTCTTTATTTTCAAGTTTTGCGATATTGTTTAACTTTTCAAGATTTAATAAGCTTAAGGGTCTTTCACAGATCATTAATTGGTCAATTTTAGATGAATCCCTGCATTCCCAGGCAGGCACATGGCTATTTAGAACCCTCGTAAAAGAGTTCCCAGAAATTTGGACAGACGATGTTAAGCAACGAATTTATGAAGCCGCAAGAGAAACAATAAAGCTTGAAGACGCTTTTATTGACAAAGTATTCGAACATGGTGAAATAGAAGGAATAACTGTGCATGACATTAAACAATTTGTTCGTAATCGTGCAAACGTAAAGCTTGGCGAAGTTTTATGTAAAACAAATTGGAAAAATATAGATCAAGATTCTTTAAAACGAATGGCTTGGTTTGATGCTCTTTCGCAAGGAGTATCACAAACAGATTTTTTCCAAAATCGTGAAACAGCATATGGGAAAGGTGTTGTTGATTTTAGTAAGATCTTTGAGGGAGACGAATAAGGTAAAATAAAAATGGAAACTAGAAAACAAACAATAGAAGAATTAAAAGAAAAAGGTTTAGTACCAGAGTGGCAAACGATAGAAGGATATTCTACACTCAAGGGAGGCTATCTGCTCGAAGGTGAAGAACCTAGAGACATGTATGGTAGAATCGCAAAAACTGTTGCCGCAAAGTTAAACAAACCAGAATTAGAAGAAAAATTCTTTGATTACATGTGGAAAGGCTGGTTATGCCCAGCATCTCCAGTATGTTCTAATATAGGAACTGAGAGAGGTTTACCGATTAGTTGTTTCTCTGTTTATGTTGGAGATTCCGTTAAAGAAATAATGGATTCTATGACGGAATTGGCACTGCTAAGTAAGCATGGTGGTGGCGTTGGAATGCATTGGAATGATGTTAGAGAACGTGGAAGTATAATTTCAAATGGAAATGGAAAATCAGATGGAGTCGTCCCATTTCTTAAAATTCAAGATTCTACAACAGTAGGAGTTTCCCAGGGAGGTGTTAGAAGAGGAGCTTCCGCGTCCTATTTGTCAATTGAACATGGAGATGCTGAAGAGTTTTTAAACATTCGCAAACCACAAGGGGATGTTAATCGACAAACATTAAACACCCATCACGGATTTTGTATTTCAGATGAGTTCATGGATAAAGTTCTTGTAAAAAAAGATAAAAAGGCTAGAGAGCTTTGGGTTGAAACTCTCAAAACAAGACATGAAACTGGCGAGCCTTATATATTCTTTACGGATAATGTGGCAAAAAACAGACCACAGATCTATAAAGATCTTAATTTAGATGTTAAAGGTTCAAATATATGTTGTGTGTCTGGGGATACTTTAGTCTTAACAAAAGAAGGACCACAAAGAATTGACTCATTAAGTAATAAAATTGTTGAGGTTTGGGATGGAATTAATTGGGTTAAAAATTCATCTTTTAAACAAAGGGGAGTAGATTCTTTATATCGTGTACACATATCTGATGGCTCTTATGTAGATTGTAATTTAGAACATCGATGGTTTGTTGCAAAAAATGAAATTGAAAAATCAAATTTCATTTTTAATGTTGTTCGTACTTCTGGGTTAGAAATAGGCGATTTGATAGAACCAGTCTCGTTTATAACCAAAGATATTCAAGAGTGGAATAGGATTGTAAAGATAGAAGATCTAAACAAAATGGAACCTGTATTCTGTCCTGAATTACCAACAACTGGTAAATTTGGACTTGCAAATGGTTTGATGACTGGAAATACTGAGATTTTTTTACATACAGATAAAGACCATTCTTTTGTTTGCTGTTTGTCTTCTTTAAATGCTGCAAAATATGACGAATGGAAGAATTCTGATTTGATTTATACATCAATTTGGTTTCTTGATGGTGTTATGCAAGAATTTATTGATAAGGCTAAAGGTAAAGATGGGTTCGAACGTTCTGTAAGATTTGCGGAAAAATCTAGAGCACTTGGCTTGGGCCTTTTAGGTTTTCATTCACTGTTACAGCAACGTCGTTTACCATTTGATCATATGGATACATTTATGCTAAATGCAGAAATTTTTAGAACAATGGACAAGGAATCTCTTAGAGCTTCCAAGGATCTCGCAAAAGAGTATGGCGAACCCGAATGGTGCAAGGGATATGGCGTCAGAAACACACACAGAATAGCGCTTGCTCCAACTGTTTCAAATAGTACAATATCAGGAAATGTTTCTCCATCAATTGAACCGTGGACCGCAAATGTTTTTGCAAAAAAATCAGCCAAAGGAACATTTATCACAAAAAATCAAGAACTTCTAAAACTTTTAGAAGAAAAAGGACAAAACACAGAAGAGGTTTGGAATTCAATAACTTCAAATCAAGGTTCAGTACAGCATCTCGATTTTCTGTCTCAAAATGAAAAAGAAGTTTTTGCGACCGCAAGAGAAATAAATCAATTCACAATTATTAAATTAGCTGGACAAAGGCAACGGTGGATAGATCAAGGGCAATCGATTAACATCTTTTTCCCGTCAAATGTTGATCCAAAATATTTTCATGAAATACATGTCCAAGCCTGGAAGGAAGGTTTAAATAGTTTATATTACTGTAGAACATCTTCTCCACTTAAAGGTGATTCTGGAAGCCGCGGATATGAAAGACGTACAATAGATCAAGTTGAAACCATAATAGAAGAAAAACCTTACTTTAGAAGTATTGATGAATGTAAAGCATGTGAAGGTTAATTCAGTTATATTTAGCTGAATGGATACTAATCACAAAATTTTTCAGACTCTATCTACCTCTCGCAATAGAGAGAAAGAAATAGAGTCTTTTTTATTTTCAGGACTGAATATTAATTTTGGGTTTTCAACAGTTAAAGTAACTCAAGGGCAAGATGTATTGGAATATTATGTTTCGAATGATTATCTTTCTCTCGGAGATAACTTTGGTTGGATACATTGTCCAATGTCGCCCTTGACACCGCGCGCGTTCATGCGTACTAATGACTACATTTTACCCACACCGAAAATGGTTAGACAGATTTATTCGGCAGCGATAACAAAACCCCGTGCTGTTGCTTGGGGTGAACTTTACAAGAATGTCGAAAAGAAATTTAATAGAGATTCCACAAAATGTTATTTAGATCACTCAAATAAAATTAAATCACAAATGATCCAACTTGGTCATAAAGAAGACAATCTCATTGCAGGTCATAAAAAAGATGTTGTTCTTACAAATATTTTAGCAAATCCAAAATATAAAAACAATGTTGCGATTTATGGGTGGTTTAATTCTGATGGTACTGTTATTCAAAATTTAAACGCTATTGATCATATTGTTTCTTATGTTGATTATTCACATGGGTTAAGAATGATTAAAAACGATTGTTTGTTAAATGGAATGCCAAGAAAGTTAACTGATATTTTTTCTGACACAAGACTTGCTACTATGATCCACGACGAACCTTTAAGGTTTAAACAATATGGTACATGAAATATATAGAAAATTTTTTACAACTATAAAAGAAAAACCTTTTATCTATAAAAGTCCGATTTATGGAAAATTCACCATAAATACTTTTTTAGGCTTATTTTTAAATATGGAACATTCTATGGATGTTCGACTGAAAGATTTGGTTGAATTAGATGAGCGAGAGCTTACATCTTATTTTTCCGAATCTGGCTATGGAAAATCAATAAATTTTATATTTTCTGTAAAAATCTTACGTAAGATTGATATTGAAATTGCAAGATTTTACGATTCACATATTATATCTGATGATGTTTTTGAACAATTCTCTGAAGGAGAAAAGAATAAATTATTGAACAATCCAATAAACTTTTATGAGTTAAAAACTATGGTAAAGGAAATCAACAGTGGAAAATAAGATAATAATATCAAAGATATTTTTAGAGCAATTGCTAGGTTATTATTCTAAAGAGATATATGCGAAATTCGCGGGTTATCCAATAACCACCGAAACGTTAGATCTTATTCAGATAGAATTAATTAATATAATGCTTTTTCATCGTTCTAGAGAGCCTTTGAATCAACATTGGTATATCAATATCAATGTTGTTTTTAATAAAAACACGAACACCGTAGAAATCGGCGTAAGTTCCCCAGATCAGCTTATCCTGGCATAAAAATCATGAAAAAACCAACAAAATATGTAAATCTCCACGCGCACTCGAACGGAAGTATAGGTGATGCAATTGGATTACCTCCAGATCATTTTAAGTTTGCCGAACAAAACGGATTGACCGCACACGCGATAACCGATCACGGTAACATGAATGCATTTTCACATTCATATAAATATTATGAGGGGCTCGAAAAAAGTGGCTCACCGTTCAAAGTAATCCACGGAATCGAAGCATATTTCATTCCTAGTATAAAAGAGTGGGAAGAGCTGCGAAAACAAATAGGAAATGAAAAAGAAGAGCTGAAAAAACAAAAAAAGGCAACTAAAAAATCTTCTAAAGATGAAAATCTTATTATTGTTTCAGATCCAATAGAAGAAAAACGGATTGAAGAGTTGAATGAACATACTGAAAATGTTGTTATTTTAGAATCTAAAGAGGGCAATGAAGAAACAACCGTTGTTGAGAATGAAGAAGAAACAAAGTCATATAAATCAGCAAATCCGTTAAGAACCAGAAGTCATTTGGTATTACTAGCAAAAAACACTACTGGATTAAACAGTTTGTTTAAACTGACTTCTCTTTCATATCGGGATGGTTTTTATTTCTTTCCAAGAATTGATTTTGAAATGTTGAAAGCAAATACTAATGGAAACATTATCGGAACAAGCGCTTGTCTTGGAAACTTGCATAATAAGGTGCTGATAAAGCATTATATTGATCTAAACTTAAACTCAGATCAATATGTAAATTCAATAGATAAACTTAAAAATTATAAATTTGATCTAATTCAGAAAGAGCTTAAGGAGTTAACCGAGAGATTTGTTGATTCTTTTCATGGAAAAGATAATTTCTTTTTAGAACTTCAATTCAATAGGCTTCCATATCAACAGATATTGAACTATCATTTAATTGAACTATCGAAACAAATGGGAGTCAAGTTAGTCGCAACAGCGGATTGTCATTACCCTAATCCTGATCATTGGAAAGAACGTATAATTTACAAAACAATGTCTAAAATGACAACGGAGAAATTAAAAGAAATTGACCCGTCAATTATCCCGCAACAGATTGAAGAATTAGATTATGAACTGTATCCAAAAAATGCGGATCAGATGTGGGGAGCGTATCAAAAATATTGTGTTTCTGAATTCCCGTCATTTTACCCAGAAGAGTATAGTGAATTAATTTGTGATGCTATTGAGCGAACGCATGATATCGCACATGATGCAATTGATAAAAAAATAACTTTTGATAAAAGCCCAAAACTTCCAAGTCTCAATAAACTTATTGATCAATCAAAACTCGATACTCTTAAAGCAACTGGGTTAACAGAAGATGAAATAAGTTTTAATGAACTTGTTGATCTTACTATTGCAGGACTTGAAGCAAAAAATAAACTCAATGACCAAAAATATATAGATCGAGCAATGGAAGAATTAGACGTAATACGACACTTAAACCTTCCAAGGTACTTCTTGACATGCTCACAAAGTCTTGCTTTAATAGGAAAGAAAATGCTGCTGGGTGCTGGTAGAGGCTGTTTTGTTCCCAACACTAATGTTTGTATGCCGCTTCACAAATCTAAAAAAATGATCAAAGATATTAAAGAGGGAGATTGGGTCTATACGCACGATGGAAGTGTTCAAGAGGTCTTGAAGTTGTGGGAATTTGATATTGATGAAAACATTTTGGAACTTGAATTTGATGATGGTACCATTGTGTCATGTACTAAAGACCACAAGATTTTAACAAAAAATCGAGGTTGGGTTACTGCTGAAGAACTTATTGAAAATGATGAGTTAGAAAAAGTAGCATTTTAGTTTTAGTAATATTTTTTGAGTAGTTATTATTGGGAATTAAACCATGGTTTTTTATCAAATTTTCTGTGCTAACTGTGGTTTTTTATTTATACCATCTGAAGAACAGCGTTTTCTCGATAGGTCTGCAACGATAACTTGTTGCAGTAAAAACTGTCTTAAAATTCATAATTTCAAATATTCAGCATGGGTTACGAAAAGAAAGATAGATTTTCAAACGCCAAAAGATGTAATTATTGCAACCATAAAAATCATTGGTAATATTCCTGAGATAACAGAAATACTAAAACTTGTAGATTCTTTATCTGGTAAAAAATTTACTGATGCTGAATTGTTAAAAGAGATAATCATCTTAGTAAAAGATAACGTTATACCAATGTGAACTACTCACAGGACGAGTCTGTGAGTTTTCTGCTCACAAGAAATAAGTCAAAAACAATGATAGATAAAAAAGCTTTAGAGAATGAAGGTTTATATGATGATCTAACTGATTATCATACAGAAATTTTTAACGCTAAAATTGATGAGTTAAACAATCTTGTTTTAGCTTCCAATTCAGAAGCTCAGGAAACACTTTTAAATATTTTTGTAACAATTATGGTTCCTTTAATTTCTCTTGATATATATTTTGAAGTTGATTCGTTAGTACAAATAATAGCTCATAATTTAAAAGAAAACCCAAGGCTAATTCAAGAGCCAGAAAAACTTGTTAGACACATAATATCGATAATGAGATCAAATCCAAAAGACTAAAATATTTGTATCGTAGTTAATAGTGAGGTGGTAATGCTCACTAGACAACTAATAAAAAATTGTATAACAACAGTGGGCAAAATAACAACATATTTCATGTTTTTTGAGATCATTCAAGATGAATATGATGAAGAGTGTTATTTTAATGCTGTATCTCTCACAGAAGATGAAATAAAAGAACTTGAACCTATTAGAGTCATTTCTAAAAGGGCGGTAAGGTTGTTCTTTAAGACACAATACAAAATAAATGATATGGGAAAATATAAGAATGAAAAAGATATAATCAATTTTTATTTTCCAACAATCATGTATCAAAACAAATATACAAAACAATATTTTTATGTTTTCTCATCTTGTCAAAATTTCTTGGAAAATAAAAAATTAATTAAGGGAATGCCTTCTATAAAAATTAATTTTAAGAAATTTAATGAGTAACGAAAAAGATATTCTTCTTGGAAATGATTTATCTCCAAGAAGAATTAGCTCTCATGATTTCAAACTTAAGCCTCATAAGATGTTTAGGATTGTCAACGAATACTTCGAGTCTGTTACAATATCTGGGAAAACTGATCCATTGTATGAATCTTGGGAAGAGGCTGAGATTGCTATTGTTTCTTATCTTGAGTCTTCGCAGTCCATGCGCGGCAAATATACTATAGTTGTTGTGTATATCAATCTTCCCACTGAAAAATAAAAGACTATTGCCTTCTTAAAATTGAGATGTTATAACTCTTCTCCATGAAGAAAACATTTCATGAAATTGCAGTCGCCCAAGCCGAACTCTTGGAGAAAAAGAATCGCGCTTATGGCGGAAGTTTTAATAAGACAACGGAGCACCTAAAACTCCTCTTCCCAGATGGAATTGTCGAAGAACAATATTCTGACGTAATGTTCATCATAAGAGTAATTGATAAGCTAAGTCGAATAGCAAATAGCAGCCTACTTCCTCCAGAAGAAGGCAGATTAGATGCTTATCTTGATGTAAATGGATATTCTTTTTTAGGTATTAAACAAATTTTAGATGAAAAAAACAAAATGATTCTTGAAAAGGGTGAAAGTATAGAAAATGTTGAAACAAAAACTAATTCGTGAAGAAACTTTGGTAGAAAAAAATGGTCTTGTTATCAGAGCAAGAACCGTAGTTTTGTTCGATGATTTTGGATATGATAGACAAAGGTATTCTGAAGTTTATTTTGCTAACATCATGGGCACTCAAGATAGTATTGGTTTGACTTTTGATGAGTTAAGAATTGTTCAGCAATTATTTGCTCAATACAAACTCAAGCACAACGAGGACTGAAAACGACACGCCGCCCCTTGACGGTGCCCGCAGCGCTCTTATACTACGGTGCATGACAAAGACAAAAACCGCGAAACGATCATCTAAGAGTAACTCGACAGGAAAATCAACAAGAAAAATGACAAAAACATCAGCTCCTAAAAAATCAACAAAGAAAAATTCAACAAGGGTAACAACTAAACCTACAAAGGTTAAGTCAACACCTGTTACAAAACGTACACCTTCAAATACTCAATTTATGATTGAGCATAAATTTGAAGATTCATCTTTCATCAAGAGCTTTCGTTGGGTAGCCAATGACAAAGCCAATCATCAAACTGGTAACATGACCGTCTTTTTCAAAGACGGAAATCGGTATCTTTATGAGAGTTTCTCAAAAGAGATGGCAATGTCGTGGCGTAGACGTAAATCCGCTGGTACATTCTTCCATTCATATGTGAAGACAATGGCCTCAAAACGGGTTTGAATCGAATCTAAACCAAATAAAGCCCTTGAAGATTAAACCCTTCAAGGGCTTTCCTATTTGAAAGGATTTAAATATTAATTTACATAGACCAAACTATTCGAGAGTTTGAGAAAAAAATAGAATATTTAAACAAAAAAATGCTTTATTTTTTGAAATTTTAGAAAAAAGACTGTTTATAAACAATCAAAATTAACAAGTGAATTCATTGAGACAAGGAAGCAAGTAGTATCTTCACAATTAATTCGCCTTGATTGTAATCAATCTATTGTGATTGAAAAGATCTCGCCAAGAAGATTATGGTCAAAATATCAAATTATTAGTGAATTTTCACTATATAAGATAGATCCAAACACACAATATTTAATATCTTTTGATGATCAAATAAACTCTCCATTGTATATAACGAAATCATATTTACAAAATTTAATTCCGTATTTTAGAGAGTTCAATATTAAACTCCTAGAGTTCCCAAAAGTAATAGTTAATACAAACTAAGGATAAAAAATGATAGATTCAATAACAACAGACCAAATAGATACAGAATCAAGTAAGTTAATAACCCATGCAGAATACAATTCTCTTTACCATAGACTTAAATTAACGTTTAAAACAAATGGTAAAATTTATGAATATAAGGGTGTTACCGAAGATACATGGGAACAGTTTAAATCTTCAGAATCAAAAGGCAAATTTTTTCATGCGTATATAAAAAATATGTATAAGTTTGAAAAAAATCTCTAAAAATGAAAAGTGAAAAATGTATTCAGAATACATATATTGAAGTTCTTGATGAAGAAAAACAGATTTCTTTGTTAGAAGAAAAAGAACAATTTCTATTTTCAGATATATTAAATTATGGATTACAAGTCATCTTCCTCATAAGATCGGAAAAATATCTTAAACTTCATATATCTTCTTCATATTTTAGAAAGAAGAAATCTTCAAAGAAGATTTCAAGAAGAAGAAAAAGAATTAGAATAAATCGATATTCTTATAAAATAAGAAATTTTGCTCCTCTTGTTAGTTGTTTATTAATTAGAGAAGATAAAAGTCAATGTCATTGTTTAATGACAATCGAACAGTTTAATAGGCAAAAATCATATTTCAAGTATATTATTGATATACCTCATGTAATAGTTCATTTAAAATGAAATCAAAAAAGAATAATGCTTATATATTAAGCCACGAACAAGATATTGATCTTCTTATTAAGAAACATAATATTAGTTTTAATATTGATCCTTATCCTCTGCAACCTAATCGTTTTTCAGTCGGAATGTTTTACACAAATAAAGCACAGAATTACAACCTTATCTTTGGATCAATTGTCACTGATTCATCTTTAATCATAGATACTGTTGGATTTTTTTCTCCACGAAAACTTCAAACATGTTTTGGCATACGATCAAGAAAACCTCTTATAGTATTTCAATTTATGTCAAAGTTTATTGGTTCTTGTCTAAAGGCTAATCGTGAATTTGAAATTCATAATGATTTTGATTATTTTTTTATATCTGAAAAAGATTTTAACCAGTTTCATAAAATTTGTGGACTTGAGGTTTTAGAGCCACCAAAAATAATTTTGAATATGGAGAGTCATGAAAAAGAAGAATAAACTTATCATAGATAAATTAATAGATTCTTCATCTTTCGAACTGGGAAATATTAATAAAAAACGAATTGGTTTAAATTTAGTTGTTTTAGATAAAATCGAAAAAACTCTTGTTGAAGATTTTTTCTTGATTACAAAAAATGATACCAGCATTGTAATCAATCTCATGGGTTTCTTGTCTCCAAGAAAACTTAGAACTAAGTTTAGTGTAATCTCAAAGAGATCTTTATATGTTTTTTATTTTCAATATGCAGATCGTTTGCATAACGTAGCATATGTTTATGAGTTTATTTTAATGACAAAAAGTCAGTTTTCAGCATTCAAAAAATATACATCCCTTAAAGTTTTAGAGCCGCCTTGTATAATCGTAAACATGCCATAGACGGCCGTTGACAGCCGCCTGCGCGTGCATATAGTGTCAGTCCAAGGCACGAGAGACGAAACCAGAACAGGAAACAAAGGAAACAAAGGAAAAAAATGAGAAACGTAAGATCCTATCTAACAACATCGGTGATGCTATCTGTTATTCTTGCGTCAACAAACGCAAGAGCACAGCATGCAACATTCAATGACGAATCGCAAACAAATACTGGTCAAGAAGAATTCGTTGTTGATTTTTCCGATTCTGTTTCGGAATCAACAGTGCAAGAAACATCTCGAAGATATGGGATTGCGTTGACGGCAAATACTCCACAAATGGTTGGTGAGGATAGAATTTATACTTTCAGAGCTGAACATTCACGCGGCGAACAGATCATTTCTTCATTAAGAAATGAATCGAATGTTCAAGGTGCTGAGCCTAACCATCAAATGCGAATGTTTCGTACACCAAACGATCCAAGATTTTCTGAACAATGGGGATTGAGAAGAATTGGAGTTGAATCTGCATGGAATCAAACATGCGGGAGAGGCGTTAGAATCGCGGTTGTTGATACAGGTGTTGCCTGTGAAACTCACGGAAGGTTTCAGAGACTTTCTGATTTGAATACCACAAACTGTGTGGAAGGGTGGAACTTTGTTTCAAACAACAATCATGCAAATGATGACCAAGGTCACGGTTCGCATGTTGCTGGAACAATTGCGCAGGCAACAGATAACGGAGTCGGGTTTGCTGGTATTGCTCACTGCGCCACAATCATTCCCGTCAAAGTTCTTGATGCTCGTGGCTCTGGCACTTTGGCAGACGTTGCGGAAGGAATCAGATTCGCGGCAGATCAAGGTGCAAATGTTATCAATCTTTCTCTTGGTGGCGGCCCAAGAAACCGTGTTATGGCGGAAGCGGTCGCTTATGCAAGAAATAAGGGAGCTGTTGTTATCTGTGCCGCAGGAAACAACGGACATAGAGTGGAATCCCCAGCAAATGAACCAGGAGCTTTTGCAGTTAGTGCAATTGGCCCAGGCGATACAATCGCAGACTTTTCTTCTCGTGGGCAAGAGATTGCGATTGCTGCTCCTGGAGTTAACATTCCACAACAAACTATTTGTGATAATGGTCGAAACGGCTGCGAGCAATTTGTTGCATGGTCGGGAACTTCAATGGCAGCTCCGCATGTTGCAGGAGTTGCAGGTTTGATTGTTTCAATGGGCGTAACAAATCCTGATTCAGTAGAGTCAATTCTAAGGTCTTCAGCACAAAGACCTGAACATGGAGATAGAAACCCAGAACTTTATGGCTCTGGTGTTTTGTCCGCAAAACATGCAGTTTCCAGCATTGAAACAAAGAAAACACTTTGGCGTGGTTTATCATTGATTCTTATTCTTGCCTCTGTTTTGGGAGCAATAACCAAAAAAGGTGGTAAGATCGAAGATCATAAAAAATGGGTATTGCCTGCAATGTATGCGGCTTTCGGCCTATCATTGCTTACAATGTGGCTTCCGTTTACGCTGCCCAAGTTTCTAACAGTGCCCCCAGGTGAACTAACACTCTATACAAATAGTTTTATTCACCAATTCTTACCTCTTGGAAGTGCTTTTCTACCTCTTGTGCTAATAGCCACATTCTATTCATCTAAAAAACTTAGAGCACCTATTGGTGGATTTACAATAGGAACAGCAGCGTTCTTGTTGGGTACATTTCTAAGCGGAATGCACGCATTTCCTCTTGGGTGGCTATCTTCAGCAATGTGGACACTAGGAAATGTAATGGTTATGAGTGTGATTGCACGATTGACACTTGACTCGACAAAAAACCAGAAGTAACATGAGGCTATGAATATAGCTTTGATTGTAGCTTCAACGAAAGAAGGGTATATCGGAAACGATAATACCCTTTCTTGGTTTCTTCCTTCTGATCTAAAGAGGTTTAAGATGATAACAACTGGTCATCAAGTTTTAATGGGACGAAAGACTTTTGATTCAATCGGAAAACCTCTGCCAAATAGAAAAAATGTTGTTATATCAACAACTTTAGATCAAAAAGAGGGAATCGAGATCTTTAAATCACCAGAAGAATGGGTTGAGAAACATAAATCTTTAGAGGAAAAGGTTTTTATCTTAGGTGGGACAAGTATTTTTGATTTCTTCTTACCACTTGCTAATGAAATATTTCTTTCGGAAATTACCAAATCAAAACGACAAACAACTTTAAATTTGAAGTTTGACACAAAAATTAGTTTTAATTCAGATCTTTTAATAAAAGAGGGTTGGCAAGAATTTCTTTCGTATAAAGTTTACGATGAAAAATCCTTCTTTAAAGAAGATCTTAAAAAAGAACCTATAAGTTATACATTTCACCACTTGAAAAGATAAAGCTAAATGAAAAAAGACGATTATTCTGGGCATTCTTCTAACAAAGAAAGACACTGGTATAAGAACAACAATCTTCATAGAGAAGATGGACCAGCAATTGAATATGCAGATGGAACAAAATATTGGTATAAAGAAGGAAAACGTCATCGAGAAGACGGACCAGCCGTTGAATATCCAGATGGAACAAAATATTGGTATCTTGAAGGAGATTCTTATTTTCAAATAGTTCTTAAAGATCAAATTATTCTTGATGAATACGAGGGAAAGTATGGGTTAATATGGTATAGGATTCTTGGAAAGAATAAAATATTTGAATGCCCAGATATCCCAGGACTGATTGAGAAATGAAAACTATAAAAGTAAAAAGATGGAAAGAGATACCAGAAAACTATACTGGGCTCGTGGAATATCCAAGTGGAAATAAATTTTGGCTTAAAAATGGCGATCAACATCGGGAAGATGGCCCAGCGTGTGAATATGCAGATGGGTATAAAGAATGGTATCTAAACAATGTTTGTTATAAACAAATATTTCTAGGAGATAACGTTATTCTTGATTCCTATCAAGGGGAATATAACCTCATTTGGCACAGAATTCTTGGCGAAGATAAAATATTTGAATATCCAGATATACCAGGACTTATAACTAAATGAAAACTATAAAAGTAAAAAGATGGAAAGAGATACCAGAAAATTTCACTGGAATTGTTGAATATCCCGATGGGGATAAATTTTGGTATAAAGACGGAAGACGTCATCGAGAAAACGGACCAGCAATTGAATATACAGATGGAACAAAGGTTTGGTATAAAAATGGGTGGTGGCATCGAGAAGATGGTCCAGCAAAAGAATTGCCAGATGGAACAAAAAGATGGTACCTTGAAAATGAACGATATTCTCAAATAGTTCTTAAAGACCAAATTATTCTTGATGAATATGAGGGAAAATATGGGATTATGTGGTATAAACTTCTTGGCGAAGATAAAATATTTGAATACCCAGATATACCAGGACTGATTGAGAAATGAAAACTATAAAAGTAACATCTGTTTCAGAAATTCCAAAAAACTTCACAGGCATTGTTGAAGATTCAGATGGAGCAAAACGTTGGTATAAAGAAGGTAATCTTCACAGAGAAGATGGGCCAGCAGTTGAAAATTCACATGGAACAAAGAAATGGTACAAAGAAGGAAAACTTCATAGAGCAGATGGGCCAGCAGTTGAATATGCAGATGGAGAAAAGAAGTGGTACAAAGAAGGAAAACTTCATAGAGCAGATGGGCCAGCATGTGAATGGGCAGATGAAGATAGAGATTGGTATCTCGAAGGCAACTTTTATAAACAAATAAACCCAAATGATTATATTATTCTCGACTATTTTAAAGGAGAAGATGAGATCGTGTGGTATAAAATTCTTACTAAAGATGAAATTGTAGAATATCCAGACATTCCAGGATTGATTGAAAAGTAAATTCGTGGTAAAATGAAAACAATAAAAATAAAAGATCTTTCAGAAATTCCAGAAAACTTCACTGGGATTGTTCACTTTTTAAGTGAAACAAAAGAATGGTATAAAGAAGGTAAACTTCATCGAGAAGATGGACCAGCGGTTGAATACCCAAGTGGAACAAAAGAATGGTATAAAGAAGGAAAACGGCATCGAGAAGAAGGCCCAGCATGTGAATTTTCAAATGGATATAAACAATGGTGGCTTGAAAGTGAATGTTATTCCCATATAAACCTAAATGATTATATTATCCTTGATTACTACGAAGGAAAATGTAATCTTATGTGGTACAAACTCCTTAACAAAGATAAAATAATTGAATGCCCAGACATTCCAGGACTAATAGAAAAATGAAAACCATAAAAGTAAAATCTTGTCTTGATATTCCAAAAAATTATACTGGTATTGCAGAATATTCAAGTGGAACAAAAGAATGGTATAAAGATGGTAAATATCATAGAGAAGGTGGACCAGCGTGTGAATATTCAAGTGGAACCAAACATTGGTATCTTGAAAGCCATTACTATTCCAAAATAAACCTAAAAGACTATGTTGTTCTTGACCACGATAAGGGAAAGTATAATATCAAATGGTACAAACTTCTTGATAAAAATAAAATATTTGAATACCCAGACATCCCAGGACTAATAATAAAATGAAAGTAAAACTAGCAACCAGCAAAGAGTTTTTAATATGGTCTATGCTTGATGGAGATCATGCATTGGCTAACAACATTAGATTATTGAATCAGGATTTAATATTAAAACCAGATTTTTCTTCTTCTTTAGAAAATAAACTTAGAGAAGTTATTTTCAATTCAAAGAGGCAATATATTTCTGACTATCTTAAAGATAGTTCTGTTGTTATTGCCAATTTTAGTTTTGAAGAGTTATTAAGTTACGAGTCTTGTTATACTTCTGTAAGTTTTGAACAGTTCTTGGATAGCTACGAACTGTCTGTTAAAAAGAAAAAAGGTTTTACGATAGTAAGAAAATCAAAAGATAATATAGAAAAGTCTGTTGATGCAATAAACGATATAGAAAAAAGAGTCGATTCCTTAAATTCTTGGCTTACGGCAAATGACACAGTTTTACCAAAACTCTCAAAAGTGTCTTCTCACAATGTTTTGAATTCTAAAAATATTTGGGTTGCAACAAATAGAATAGTAGTTTGTAAAACAAAAAACGGAACTATGAAAATAATTGACGGAACTCATAGATTGTTAAGTTTCGGACTATTAAAAAATTCAAAGAAAATAGACTGTGATTCTCTTTACGGTTTCTATTTTGAAGAAAAGGAAGAATGAAAAAAATGAATAAAGCTGACCAATACTACAAACAAAACTTATATAAGTTAACAACAAAAGGATATAAAGACGAAAATCCAAGACCAAAATATAAAGACGGCACACCTGCAAAAAGTATATTCATAAACCAAATATTTGAAGAATATGACTTATTAAATGGAGAATTTCCATTCACAACCTTGCGACCAACGGCAGTTAAAACTGGGATTAAAGAGGTAATGTGGATATACCAACAGCAGACCGCCTCGCTCGACGCGGCGAAGCAAACTGGGATTAATTGGTGGGACGAATGGGATATTGGAAACGGCACAATTGGTCAGCGTTATGGTGCAACCGTCAGAAAATGGGATTTAATGAATAAACTATTACATAGTTTGAAGCAAGATCCCTTTAGTAGAAGACATATAATGAATTTATATCAAGAGTCTGATCTTCAGGAAACAAATGGTTTGCATCCTTGCGCTTATGAAACCATTTGGAATGTCAGAAAACTAGATGGGAAATTTATATTAGACTTAACGTTAATTCAGAGAAGTTCAGATTATATTATGGCCAATTGGATAAATAAAGCTCAGTATTATGCTTTATTGCTTATGGTTTGTTCTGATCTCGGATATAAACCAGGAAAATTTTGCCATTATGTTCATAATTTGCACATTTATGACAGGCATTTAAACGCGGCAAACGAACTAATCTTAAAAGAACCACTCGATAAATCCCCAGTGCTTGAACTAAATCATTCAAAAAGTTTTTATGAAATAAAACTAGAAGACTTTACAATAGAAGGATTTAACTCTCCCCAAAAACTAAAAGCAGATCTAGAGATAGCAGTATGAAAGAAGAAGATGAACAGTCTATCATTAATAAACTTAAATCTGAAATAGATTATCTAGATTCTAGTAGAATTAACGTCTTTCAGAGTTTTATAAAAAATTATAAAGATGAAAAAATTCCAGATCATTTGATTCCTTTATCAGATCCAAATTTTCATTTAAAATATATACATTTTAAAACTCTAACTGATAGACAAAATTATGATGTCTGTGTGATTACGAAAACAATTCAATGTTTATCAAGAAATCGTGTTCTAATGTATTGTGCTAACACAGAAAAAATAGATTGGTTATTTCTTTCGCATAAAATTTGCGACAATGACGTTGAATCGTTTGAAATAGTATCTGATTTTGGTCCAAACCAAAAACCTAAAAATTTAGTTCTAAAAACTAGGAGTTAGTAATGATAATAAAACAAATACTCGTATGGCGTAAAGACCTTAATGTAAGAAAAGGTAAATTGGCTGCACAAATAGCCCATGCAAGTTCTGCTTGGTTAATTGAAAAATACAAACAAGGTTCTTTTGCTTTATCTCAAGAAGAACAGGAATGGCTAGATTCTGGGCATAGAAAAATCTGTGTTTATGTTGAGAGCGAAACAGAACTTCTTGCTTTGTTCGATGCGGCAAAAACAAGTGGTTTAACAACACATCTTATTACCGACTCGGGATTGACTGAGTTTAATGGTGTTCCTACAAGAACTTGTCTCTCGGTCGGTCCGCACGCCGCAGAAAAAATAGACCCGCTAACAAAAGATCTGAAGCTCCTATAAGGAAAATATGAAACTAAAATCGAAAAAAGAAGTACCTTACTCTGGCAAAGTGTATGATTTGTCAGTCAAAAATAAGTCTTCGTACAACGTAGAAGGAATACCCGTTCATAACTCTGGCGCAGGTTCTTTGGTGTGTTACGCAACAGGTATAACACAAGTAGATCCTGTGAAACATGGGCTTTTATTTGAACGGTTTTTAAGTAAAAAGAAGATGTGCTTGGACCCAGATACCTATATAAAAACTAAAGATGAGATCAAACAATTAAAAAATATTAATGTTGGTGATATGGTGTATACTCATACAAACAGTTATAAACCAGTTATTCACAAACATGAATCCTATCATAATAAAGTTTTAGTTTTTGAACTTGAAAATGGTACTACATTAAAAAGTAGTCCTAATCATTTATGGATCGTTATTCGGGATGGTATTAAAAAGGAATTAAGAGCAGATGAAATTGAAATCACAGATGAGTTTATTGAAATGTTGTAAAGAATGTAATTCTGAGTTTACAATAATTCTACCAGAAAACAATAGACGTGGAAGCAACAACTGTTTAAGAAAACAATTTTGTACGAAAAATTGTAAAGAACATTATAATAAAAAGAAAAAAGAAGGCAAAATAAACAAAAATTGTAAATTTTGTAAACAAGAATTTATTTCTTACAAATGTAAAAATAGTTTATTTTGCTCTACAGCTTGTAAAAATAAAAGTCAAATAAAATTAAAAACAAAAAATTGTTTATTTTGTACTAAGATATATCAAACAAAACCAAGTAGGATAAACAGCTTTTTTTGTTCTAGAAGTTGTTTTAACAATTCCAATAGGGAAATAAAAGAATGTGTGACCTGTAAAAAATTCTTTCAAAATAAAAAATCGAATAGACATATAGTTCGTTGCAGCAGAAAATGTCAGTTTATTGATCAATCTAATGGAAAGATTAAAATTCATCTAAATGGAAGAACAGGTTATAGAACTGATCTGGGATTTGAGACTTACTTTAAAAGCGCACTTGAGGCTGATTTTGCTAGATTTCTTAAATTTTTTAATATTCAATATGAATATGAAACAAAAACATTTATAACTGAAAATGGAGCATATACGCCCGATTTTTTCTTACCAGAATTAAGTTTATTCATAGAATTAAAAGGTGTGGAAAACACAGGAAAACACTTTGAAATTTTGATGACAAAAAATTTATCAAAAAAAGACATTATTTCTTCAGATGTTAATATTATAACAATAACTCAAAAAGAGTTTATTCAAGGCTTAAAATTCGCAGAAATTTGGAAAATTATCCCAAATCTCGAACAAAGAAACTATAAAAAAACAAAAGAGCTGGTTTTCAAATATGAAGATAAAAACAATAAAAACAATAGAACATGAGATCCCAATTAAACTAATCGATATAGGAGTTGAAAATGACCAAACTTTTTTCGTTAGCGACAAGCATAATGGAATGTTTTATTTAACTCACAATTCTTTACCTGATATAGACTGTTTGCTATCATCAACATTAGTAAAATGTATTGATGGGAAAAAAAGAATATCTTCATTAAATTCTGGGGATTTTGTGATTGATTCGTGTGGTTGCCCTCGACGTGTATTGTATTCGAAAACAAGAGCTTTAAAAGAGAATGAATGTTTGTATAAAGTACGAGTTAAAGATATGGGATATTTTATTGCAACTGGTAACCATAAAATTCCAAATAAAAATTGGAATGATCTTAAAGTCCAAGATCTTAAAGAAGGTATTGAATTAGCTCCTCTTGGTAATAAAACTCAATCTTATGTAGTTGTAGATAACATAGTTAAATTTTTACCAAAAACAAAAAAAATCACTGTTACCGATATAACAGTAGAAAATTCATATTTTCTTATTTATTCTTCAAAAGGTTCTGAAATTGTTAGTCACAATAGTGATTGTGCAGACAGAGAAGAGGCAATTAAAATATTAACTGAGCATTTTGGCGAGGAATCTGTGCTTCCTGTTTCGAACTATAACCAGTTGCAGCTTAAGTCTTTGATAAAAGACCTTGCAAGACTTTATCAAATTCCATTTGACATTATAAATCCTATAACGCAACAAATAGAAAAAGAGACTCTTGATGCTGATAAACAACAGGATGGGTTTGATCGTGGTGTGTGGTTTTTATCTTATGAGAGTGCGGAAAAAAATTCTCCGTCTTTTCAAGCTTTATTAGAAGAATATCCTCAACTTGAATCAAGTTTGCGTATTTTGTTTAAACAAATAAAATCTTGTTTTACAGAAGAAACATTAATCTTAACTGAAAGCGGTTGGAAACAATTTAAAGACATATCTGAAGACAAAGACAAGGTTGCTTATATTGATACAACTGGGGAGATTAAATTTAACGCTGATTTCTTCAAGGTTGAAAACGGCGAAAAAGAACTCTATGAAATTACTTTTAAAGATGGTAAAAGCATTAAACTAACTGAAGATCACTTAGTCCAAACAGACAAAGGTTGGAAGCAAGTAAAAGATCTATGCGAGGATGATAGCTTAATAGGATGGATATGACTCAACTAAACCAAGAAGAGCTTTTTAAGCTTCTCTATGCTATAGAAGAGTATATTATTAAAAACAAAAATGTTCTTCTATTGTCTTTTGATGATTATATCAAACAAATTAAAGAAGATTCTTGGGTAAGAAAATTAAATACTTTTATTTGTCTAGACGATTTTATGCCGTTTCCAATATTTTTCTTTGAAAATGGAATTGATGAAAATGATGAAGTTTGGAGGAACTTCGGAAGAGATTTTAAATTACTGACAACTAATCGAATTTATATTTCTTCTTTAATGGTTGATGATTTACAATTGACTCCAAAGTTTTCATTTGACAACTTTTCTAATGTCCGTTATATGAATAATATTGTTTTTGATTTGAGCACGAATAGATTGAAAACAGATCAAATTCTTTATATCAATATAGATGACACCAACTCAGATACAGCATATGAAGTATCCTTAGCAAATAACACTTGCAGATTAGTTTAAGAAAAGACACTGAACATGGTAACAAACAGAAAAATAAGTTCAATAAAAAAGTTAGAAACGCCGTGTAAAGTTTATGACTTGCACCATAATATCTCGCCTGGGGCATTTGTTGACGAACAGCCTAATATCCTGACGGATGTAGGTTTAATTTCAAATTGCGGGCGTCACGCTGGCGGCGTGGTGCTCACGGACTCACCGATCGAAAAACAGAATATGCCTCTGATAATCGGCGGCAAAGGAGAAAAAAGGAGTTTGCAAACTCCTTGGACAGAAGGAGTAAACTTTAGAATGTTAGAACATTTTGGATTCTTAAAGTTTGACTTCCTTGCATTAGGAACCTTGAGAATGTTTGAAAATACGGTGAGAAAGATCCTGAAAAAACATCACGGAATCAAAGATCCCAGTTTTGAACAGATAAATGAGTGGTTTCAAAAAACACTATCACCAGATGTTAATAACTTTGATGATCTTGAAGTATATAAACATGTCTTTTGGAACGGAAATTTCTTTTCAATATTTCAATTTGTTAAGCCAAATACTCAAGAATTTATGAGAAAAATGAAGCCAGTCTCAATTAGAGATATTGCAATTGCAACGTCCATTCACCGCCCAGGACCATTAGGCTTAAAAGTTGATAAGTTGTTCCTTAATAATCGTGCTAACCCAGACAAGATTCAATACGAACACCCTCTTTTAGAAGATGTTCTTAAACCAACAAGTGGTTTATTAATATTCCAGGAACAGTTACAGTTGATCTATGCAAAACTCTGTGGGATGCCTCTGGATGAAACCGACTCTGTTAGAAAAGCATTCACAAAAAAAGAAACCAACAACAAAGAGAAGGCAGCAAAAGAAAGAGAAAAACTAAAAAAAGAATTTGTTGAAAAAACAAAAGCCTTTGCAAACCTTGATCCACGTAAGTCCTCGGAATTCTTCGATAAAATGGAAGCTTTGGTTGCGTATTCTTTCAATGCAAGTTTGAAATCAAACACTAAAATTCCAATATATAATAAAAATGGAATACGTAAAACAACTAAAATGATAAAAAATATTCAACCAGGTGAATTTGTCAGATCAAGAGATGAAAAAACACAACAAACTATTTTTGTAAAAGTAAAAAAACTTCATGATCATGGAAAAATACCTGTTTTTAGGTTTTTACTAGATAATGGAACTGAAGTAATATGCTCAATGGATCATAAATTTAGAGTAAAAGACGGACGAATGTTGCCTATAAAACAAATAATAAAGGAAAATCTAGAAATAGTCAATGAATAAGAAAGTAATAAAAAAAGCTGAAAAACGTGCTCCTCGGTGTACCTTTTGTAAAAAGGTTAAACATAAAAAAGATTGCATTGTTCTTACAGGAATTGAAGGAAAAGATTATTTAAAATGTGATATATGCAAACTTAATTTTAGTGAATTAAAAAATCATTATAATTCAAGTCATCCAAATGAAAAAAACCCAATACGGAAAATTTCAAGTTCTTTTGAAAAAAGATCCGCTGCTCAAAAAGGAAGAGAAAATTGGATCACGAAGTATAAAAGAGAAGACCCTTCTTTGTGTGAAGAAAAAATTTCTAAAATGAAACTTAACGTTTCTAAGACCATATTAAATAATCAAAATGAAAGAAAAAGGAGATCAAAATTATTATCGAATCTTTGGAAAGATCCTAAATTTAAAGAAAATAATATAGAATTAGCTTCCAAAACTGCTATAAAAACATCTAGTAGGCCAGAGATTTTGATACAAAGAAGTAAACAGCTTGAAAATTGGAGAAAAGAAAATCCAGATTTATTTTTAAAAAATTGTGTCATCAATCTTT